GCGCCTACCGGGAGCGTTTCGGGGGTAGCCAGGGGGTTCCCCCACCCCCCTCGTCGTTTCCGCAGGTCAACTCGCCATTCGCCGGGGTGACCAGCCCACACGGTCGCTCTTGACCGAGTTGCACAGGAAGCACGCGCACCGGCAGTTCGCGGGCTCGTGCGACCCACCTCGACTCAATGGCAGGACGTGGTCGATGGTCGGCGCCCTCGGGTGTGGCACCTGCTGCGTGGGGTCCGTCATTTCGCCGCAGAGGTGGCAGCGGTAGCCGTCACGCTCAAAGATCTCCCGGCGGCGCACTCTGGACGACGTTGTCACTCCGGCCTCACGAGCGCGCCTGCGTTCGCTACGAGCGCGCTCGGCGCATCGCTTCGAGCAGTACCGTGCGCGTACTCCTGCCACGAACCATTCGCCACAACTCGCGCACAACCCAGACGTCCACGTCCTATGCGTCGCACGCACGACACCATCGCCCGTGTAGAGCACGGGCAGTCTGCGCTGGATGGACGACTGTCGGTTCGCTTCATGCGCTGCCCGATTCCTGACGGCGAACTGGCACTCGACCGAGCACAACGCCTGACCCTTGCGCTTGGCATCGAATGTCCGCCCACAAACCCCGCACGTCTCGGGGTAGCTGCGCATCCTGCGCTTCTCTCGCCACGCGCCGTGCTCTTCGCGGTAGCGCTTGTCTCGATCGAGTTGAAGCCTCGAGTTCCTGGCGCGCTTACAGTCGTCCGAGCAAGTGAGTCGCCGTCGTCCGCGTCTCGCTGGCCGCACAAAGTCAGACCCGCACTGCTCGCAGACTGCTGTCATCTATCTCTCCAGGAATTGCGAGCAGCCCCGCCACCTGGAGATGCGGGGCTGCTCTTACCTCGGGGATCAGCCGAGGATGGTTCTATCTAGCCGCGCGGCTTGTGGCCTTGTGCGCGATGTCCTTCGCGGGAGGACTTACGGTTGTGGCAGTGCCAGCAGGCGGCCTGGCCATTGGCAAGGCTGAGTTCGTCGCCACCGAAAGCGACTGGGTGAACATGGTCCGCCGTGTCTGCTCCGCCCGTGCATCCGGGGAGCTGGATCATGCAGCAACCGTCGCGCTCTCGCACAGCTTTGGACCAAGCTTTGTGTGCCGCAGTGGTTGTGCGCCGAGCACCATTACCCCAGCGGTGTGTGGTGTGTTGGGGGCATGTGCCGGTTGTGGTGAGTGTGGTGCAGCCTGCGTGTCGGCAGACTTTGGGTGCTCGTGGCATCAGATTGGTTGGGTGTCAGTGGTCCAGGTGTCTCGTCCGCCGTGTTGCCATGCGACGCGTCCTGGTGGTCGTGGTTGGTTGTCGTTTCTGGTTGCGATGACTGGTGGTGTGTCTGCGTGGTTTACGAGGCTGGGCCAGGTGTAGGCGATGGTGTGTCCGGCTCGGCGTGCCCATGCGCTGATTGCTTCGTCTATGGGTTTGCCGTTGGGCAGGTTGTTGAGCATGTGCGGTACGAGGTCGGCGTGTATGGCGACGCCTACTGCGTGGAGTAGTCGTCGGCAGGTGAGCCAGTGGGCTGTGGTGCCAGCAGCTTTGGCGATGCGTTGTTGGTATTCGCGTGGCCGTTCCCGCCCGAGGTAGAGGCTGACCACTGGGCTGGGCGCCACTGCTAGCGCTGCGTCGAGCTGGTCGCGGAAGTTGTTGCACGGCACCGCGTCGTCTTCGAGGACCACGAGCCAGCCTGTGTTGTGGCGGGTGAGGTGTTGCCACACTTTGCGGTGGTTGGTTTCGCATCCGAGTGTGCCGTTGTCGATGCTCATGTATGCGGCGCCCACGGTTTCCATGAGCCGGTGTGCTTGTTCGGCGCGTTTGGTGTGGGCCACGATGCCGATGGTGTTGGTCATCGTGGCCTTATGCGTGTGGTTTTCACGGCGACGGTGATGTGTGGTGTGAGTCGTGGTGTGATGCTGCCGTAGTCGTATTCGGGGTCGATGGCGATGGAGCATCTGACCCAGCCGCTGGATTGGATTTTCTCGACGGTGCCTTCGTGTTCGAGGCCGTCGAAGTCAACCCATACGTCGTCGCCGGGTTTCATGCTCCGCTCCATTGTCATTTGTGCCGCCACCATGACCAGGTGTTGCGTTCGTTGGTCTTGAAGACCGTCACCACCTGGGGTCCGTGGATGAGTTGGTCGGCGTGTTTGGTATAGGCAACGTAGTTGAGTGTCGCCATGTCGCCGATGATTGTTCCCGGGGCGTCGTCTTTGTGCCAGACGCGCCGAAGTTGGTCTTCGTGGTCGGCGGCCATGTCGTGTGCGAATGCCATGACGGTTTCCCGGTCGCCGCCCACGATCCCCGCGTTCAGTAGGGTGCGGTCGGCGTGGGTGTCGATGAACTTTTGCAGGTGTGTGGCTTTGTGGTTGTTGCGCATCCAGTCGATCCCCACAACGGCGGGTTCGTGCCCGATGTACAGCTTCCCGGTTTCCATGTGTTCCCACGGAGGGGTGAGCATTTCGACGTCGGTGCCGTCTACGCACCACACCCATTTGACGTCGGGGTTGGCGCGGAGCCATTGGTAGTACAGGTACCAGCGCGCGAAGTATGGGTTATCGACTGGGCTTGTAACTCGCTCGAATGACGCCTGCGGGTGGGTGAGTGGGTTGTCGCACAGCACAACGGTTTCACCTCCAGTGATGGAGGTGATCAACGTTTCGAGCAGTTTGACGTCGGGCCGCATGCGTGTGCCGCGTTGCGGGTCAGGCTTGCTCGACAGCAGACAGGTCAGCACGACGTGACGATCCGGCGTGACGAGTGGGATGTAGTGGCTGCTGGTGTAGTGGTGCCGCCTGTACAGGTCGGCGTTGCGGGCGGCGGCGGCTTTGCGTTCCTCGGTCGGGACGGAACGCTTTACTTCCAGGTGCTCGTCCATGGAGTGGATGAGTTTGTTGGAGCCGCATACGTCGCCGTAGCGGAATGTGGTGAGTCCGGCGTTGTAGATGCGGTCGGACCACGATGGGTGTTCCCATCCCCAGCCGCCATAGTCGGGGTCGAGGCCGCCGACGCGTTCGATGACGCTGCGGTGTGCGTAGATCATGCAGCCACGCGCCCCGGTGAGGGCGAAGTGTTGGCCGTCGTCGTAGACCTTTGTGACGTCGTTGAGTTTCCGTCCGCCGGCGAGGTCGATGAACTGGTACATCAGGTGTGGCTCGGGTGAGTCGATGTAGGGCTGAAACCAGTTGTCGGCGATGGGGTAGCAGTCGTCGTCGAACAGGAAGATGTGTTCGCAGCCGTTGAGGAGTTCGAGGCATTTGTTTTTGGCTCGGGCAATGCCTGCGCGTTGAGTGAATCGGTAGGTCGCTGCTGGGTATGGTTCGTCGCTGGCGTCGTCGACGATGACGAGTTTGGCGTTGGGTGTGCGGCGGCGAATGTGGGCGATTGTCTCGTCGGCGATGGTGTTCCGGTTTCGGGTGGTGACTCCGATTCCGATTGGAGTTCCGTTGGTGGTTTCGGGAACGTATCGGGTTCCGTTGATCACGACGTCGGTCATGTGTGGGCTCAGTTCGTCACTCGTACCATTCGCCGCAGTCTGGGCAGTCGGCGTCGCCGCAGTAGCAGATGTTGCGGTCTGTGGTTCGTCCGGTTTTGCGTTCGCGGTGCCGGTTTCGGTGCGGCTGGGCGGCGTTGGATCTGCGCAGCTCCTGGCGGGCGCGGGCTGCCTCATCCATTGGTGCAGTCCATCGTCCAGCCGTTCTTGCGTGTGGTCACGCGGATTGTGGTGTCCTCGTGTTTCGCCCCGGCCATCGCGAGGGTGGCCGTCTTCGCTAGCGCGGTCATGATCGGCAGCATCCAAGGCTCGTTGGGTCCAGCTTTCTGGACCGCTTGAACATCAGGTGGCGTGGTGGTCCACTGGCCGGGATCGGCGTGCATGAGCACTTTCCCGTCAACTTCGATGTGGATCACTGTTCGGTCGCTTTCCGCAAGGCTCGTTTGGGAACGATGACGTCGTTGCTTGTTTTGTCGATGGTGATCGACAGCACGGGCGGGGCTGTGGGTGTGGTTCGGATGTTGATGACGCGGTGCCCGGTCGGTGCGTCGGCCGCTTTCTGGCGCAGCTGTTCTGCTTCTTCGCGTGTGAGGATCACATAGTTTTGCGTGATCGCCGCGGCGAGTGCTTCCGCGACCAGTTTCGGGGTATCGAGGTGCGGTAGACCTGATTCTTCAGCGAACTGGCCGGCGAGTTCCGGGGGGACACTGATAGGTCGTAGTCCCGGCAGGAGGATCGGGAAGGGTTTGGTGTTTTCGTCGCCGGGGTGAACCAGGTTGTTCAGCGTGCGGTTAAGGAAGTCCGTGAGGTCTGTGAGGCTGCTCATTTGGGATATTCGCCTGCGAGGCCGTCACTGATTCTGTCGGCACACCCTTCGCCACCGATCTCGTCGCGGACGTCGACCGGGGCGGTCATAGGAGACCGAACCTGTTCCGCAAGCAGATGAGGTCCGTCTCCATCTTGGTGTTCTGCAACCGCATGTACCGCAGCTCACGAACCACCGTGTAGTGATGGAAAACAAGGAACGCCAACAACCCCAGCAGTGATGCATGGGCGCCGGTCATTCTTCGGCCTCCTTGGACTCCACACACATGAACCCGGCGTTCTCCATCGTTCCTGCACCGTCCTGCAGATTGATTCGCCACGAGTCAGGATCGATATCGTTGGGGACTCGGCATGCTTTGCCGCAGGGTGCGAAACGGACACGATCACAGGTGTCGCAAATGCGGAGGTGTTTGAGCGGCATCAGACATCCGCCTCATACGTGGCTTCCATGTACTGCGCGTCCTGCGAATCAGGCAGCGAGTACGGAACCACGTTATTGACGACAGTGGACGGGCCTTTGACGCCACGTGCGTCGAGTTCCTGCGCGATGATCGCGCGGATGCCATCCATGAAGATCTCAGCGAAGGCTTCGCCAGCTGCGGTGAAATCGATCGGGTCGCTGTCCGGCATGAGGTACTACTTCTCCTGGCTGGTGGAGCGGGGTAAACGGTCAACCAACTGGTTGAGTATGCGTTCAGCGGCGGCGATGATGTCCGGGTTGCCTGCCTGCCGTGCAAGTTTGAGGTTGAGGTGCGCGCCTTGGATGCGTTCGGTGAGCGTGCGGGGTGCGGGGAAGGTGCTCATGGTTGGCCTCCCCGGGAATGAATAAAAGCCCGAACCTGTGGAGGTCTTCGGGCTTTGGGCACACTTCACTTGCCGACCCAATGATGGCATATGAATCTGCATGTCGCAAGCAAGCTAGGGGATGTGGGGAGGTTGGCGTGTCTCATTCGAGGACTCCTGCGGGTAGTTCGTAGCCCAGAACGTTGGCGAGGTGCTGGAACAGTTGCGGTCCCCATTCGTGGTGGCAGTTTTGGCAGACGCATCCTGATGGGCCGATTTGGAGTGCGGGTTGTCGGACGGTTTCGCCGGCTGAGTTCTTCCGGTACACGATGGCGGTGTCGCAGGCTGGGCACGGGTTTGGGAGTGACCATTTCGGTGGCGGGTTGAGCATCGTTTTGATGGATTCGCACCAGGCTTCGATCCTTCCGGAGATTTGTTCGATGCCGTGGGCGTCTTGGGGCCGCCATGGGCGTCGTTCCAATAGTTGGAGGCGTAGCACCGTTAGTGGTGTGTGTTCGCGGGTGAGGTCGCGTTGTGGAACGGGGTATGGGGGTCCGAACACCCAGTAGCTTGAGGGTTCCCATGCTGCGACGGTGGCGTCGATTTCGGTTTTGAGTTCGACGGCATCGATGCAGAGGGGTGGTGAGGATTGCGGAATGCGGGAGGCGTTGCCTTGGGAGCCGGGGATTTCTTCGGTGAGTTGGTCGTAGAGGGAGTCGCGCCATCTGGTGGCACCTTCGGTGTATTCGGGTTTTGGGTCGATGAGCGCGGAGATGGCGTTTCCGAGTCTGGTTTTGGCGGCGGGGAGGTTGCCATCCTCTGCTGGTTGGGTCATAGGGTTTCCTGAAGTTCGTCGGGTGTCCACATGTTCAAGCAGTTGAGGCATTTCACCAATCCGTCGTATTCGAGTGCGAGCAGGATCATTTCGCAGGAGGGGCATCGTTCGCCGGGGATGAGCCTGGGGATTCGGGAGATCTGTTCTTCGATCTCGTCCATGCGTTTTTCGCGGTCTTCAACAGTCGGAGCGTCGCTTGTGATGGCGTCCGGGGCCTGGAATTTATTGGCGTCGGGACTGATTGGTCGTCGGGATATTGACTTGGGTCGAAGCTCTCCCTTGTTGTGGACTACGTGCGCGACGTTGTATCGCGGCATCTCCGATTGAATCGCTGCTACCTCTGCGGTTTCGAGCTCAGCGCGGGTGGCGAAGTGTTGCATCGTGGAGCGGGCGACTGATTTGAACCATGCTTTGTCGGCGTGGTGTTGGTTGAATCGGCTTCTCGGGTTGTTTGTGATTCCGATGTAGAGAAGATCGTCTTCCGCGTTGTAGAAGCGGTAAAGAATATGAGGTTTGTCGCTCATGGGCACCTCCAAGATTCGGATTTTACCTTGGTGTTCAGCGTTTGTTGGGGTCCATGTGTTTGGGTTTGGTGGGTGTTTCCGCATGGGCGTCGGTGTCGATCGGCTGGGTCATTCGTCAAACGCCTTCCTGAACATTGCTTCCTGTTCCTGAAGTTCCTTCTCGCGGTGTTCAAGTAGTTCCGCTGCGGCAACGCCGACCTCTGCTGGGACGTCGGCGAGGTGGGTGTAGATGTCTGCGCTCATTTGCAGGACAGCACGGTACTCGTCGGGGTCCTCGATGCGGCCGCGACTGTATTGAGCTTTCAAGGTTTCGTTTACCTGATTGAGGTTGTCCCACGCGGCGATCCACGCAGCCACACGAGCATCAGTCATCGTTCCTCCGTAGGTCCCGTGGGCCAGATATGCCCGGTGTCATCAGTGTGCTGTTGAACTCCCGCTTCCAGTTGCACGTCATCGCGAGTGTTCATGGCCCAACCGCAATCGCACTCGGCGTAGAACTGGCTGCCCACCTGCACTTCGATGTACATAACTGGCGGGGCTTCTTTGGCCCCGGTCGTGCAGATACTGTTCCAGCGGTCCCATCCCGCACCGCAATGACATTCCGGGCCACTTAGCCGCTCGTGGCTGCCGGGGATCATGAAGTGGTCTTTCACCTGTTCCCCTCCTGGTTAGGTTCAGACTGCACAACCGACCCGACATCGACCTTCTCGCAAAGGTCCTCGATGCTGTCGTACCCGAGGTTCATCATTTGTGGTGTCCTTTGCAGTCGGTGGAATGCTCGGCGCGGGGCTGGAAACACGCCGGACAAACAGGGCTCTCAGTGAGGAAACGAGCCTGGGAAGCGAGAATCACAGACAGGCTCAAGGCTGGTCCTCCAGTTTCGGCATAGGCCAAGGGCGGACCGATCGGTCACGAGGGCACAGCTCCGCGTCCTCCAGTGAGGTGTGCGCCCACGCCAATTCCTCGCGGGCGTTCGGGTAGATCCGGCTCATCGGTTCCCCGCAGTCCATGCAGGGGAGGCGAAGGTTGCTCATTGTTGGTCCTTTTCGGCTAGTAGTTGGGCGATAGCGATCAGAGCGTGAGTGGTCGCGGACTCGTATGCGGCTTGGCGGGCTTCTTCCCGCGCGAACTCGATGTGCTCGGCGGGGGTTTCAGGTGTTTTCGGCATTAGAACGGCGGAGCCCAGGCGTCGATGAGGACGTCGAACGCGGCATCAGCCATCGACCGCCACTGCACCTTGTGCGTCTCGGTGAGTGTGTCCCAGGGAAACAGTTTGCCGGCGGAGGTTTGTTCGTAGATGGCTTGCGCTGCCCGCTCAACCAGCGCGGCACGCTCAGGAGTGATCATTCCGAACCCATCCATTCCTGAATCTGCTCCACCAGCCGAGCCGATGGATCTGTCACAGAGAACGGGGTGCACAGGCGGGACTCAATCGTCCCGTACCAGCGGACCCCCAGCCGATCCCACGCCTCTTCTTGGAGCCGCTGCAGAGTCCGCAGTGCTGAATCGAAGCTGTCGAAGATGGTTGGGCCGGAACTTGTGGTACCGAAGAGTCCGCCTAGGATCGATTCTGTTGGGCGTTCCCATAGTTGCCCGTCAGGTTTTCTGATCGCGTACTGGCGGATGAGTTCGTTGGTCATGGTTTTCCTTTCGTGAGCCATTCCGCCCACCCCTGATCCACCACAGGCCGCGGTGGTGTGGTGTCCGGGATGATGTGAATATCCGTATGCCCCGTGTTGATCGAGTGACGATCCGCTTTCCACTGAGCGCAGTCTTCGCACGACTGGTCCCAGACACGGTTGCACTCCTTGCAATGAACCTGAATCATCGCGTAACCTCCCGCCAATCCCGGAACCTGAAAGTCCACAGTGATTCCCGGTACGGTGCCGGTCGGCCTGCGTAGGAGATGGCTTTCGCGAGCACGTGTTCCTCGCCGATCGCGGTGATTTCGATGATCGTTTCGCCGCGTCCTTTATCGTCGGCGAGTCGGGTTCCGACGGTCCAGCCGTTGCGGCGTGCGGTCTCTGCGTCGCTCATGCCTCGCCCCATCCCGACACCCAGCGGGCCTCGTGCTCAATTCGGACAAGCGGAGAGTCGACCTCCGGGTCGTGGCAGATTCCCGTGACCGAGAAGTCCTTGAGGCAGACCTCTGCGACCTCCCTGCTCCGACCCGCCCAGCGGTGTCCGGATTCCTCTACAGGAACCCATTGCTCTTCACGGGTGAGTCCTCCGAGGGCTTTATCAACCTCAGAAGCCACATGCGCGGTGTGCACGCCATCGCCTTCCTCCGACCACCCGCAGATGCAGTACTCGACACGGTGCTCGCCGAGGAACCCCCTGTCTGCGCCGTTGTACGTGTGCGCATCGATCACCTCGATCATGAGGTTTTGGGCTTCGCTGCTCACGCTTCCTCCTCGGCCAACGCAGCGAGGATGTCTTCGCCAAGCGTGTTGAGCGCGTTCGCTTCGTCGCACGTCGGTCCGTCGGGTTCGGACCAAGCGCGTACTTCAGCCGCACGCTCAGCCAGCTTCCGGATTCGTGTTTCCTGCGCCCGGAGACGAGACACCCACCGCAGCAGGGAGATGATGCGCGGGCCTGGATCACGCTTGTCGTCATCGGGGAGTGTCGGGAAGATGTCGGCGGGCCAGTGCTCGTCGAGCAGTTCCATGAGGCCGTCCCAGGTGTGGAGTCGTTCGACTTCGGCGATCAACTCGGGAACCAACGAACGCGCAGAAGCAATGAACTCGGCATCGGCGCGCTGGTGGTACAGGTGCGTCGTGGCGACGGCCTCACGAGTCGACTCGGCATCATGCGGGATGACGCAATTGCCCTGCTCACTGCTGTACTCGGCGATCCACGGCCCTTCTGTGGTGCCTTCCAGTGCGGCCTTGGCGCGCTCAACAACATCACTCATCAGGTATCTCCATCCAGTGGGTAACGAATCGGGTTGCAGGCTCTGGCACGCCCAGCTCGAAGATGCTCTCGATTACGCGGGTTTCCCGCCTGAGTCCTCCGAGGGCTCTGTCGATCTCGGCGGCGACGTGGGCCTCGAAATCGTCGAGCGAACCGTCGCGGAAATCACATTCACCCACCCGCGTACCCTGGCAGTGGGAGTGTCCAGTTTCCAGGTTTAACGTCCGCCGGTGTCGGCGCTGAACCGCGATCATGATCTTCTGCGCGTCCCCGCTCATGCTTCCTCCCCAACCAATTTGCGCAGCCGCTCAACCTCGGCCACCAGCTCAGGGATGAGAGTGCGGGCAGAGGCTATGAACTCAGCCACTGGGAGGTCTTCGCAGTGAGCCACCCATCCGCCGTTTGGACTGTCCACGTCGTACCACTCATCCGCCGAGTCATAGTGGTGGGCTTCGTGAATAATCGGTTCACCATCTTCGGAGTCGATGGTCCACGGCCCATCTCCGATACTTTCCAGCGCGGCTTTTGCGCGGGTTACCGGGTCGCTCATGCTTCCTCCCCTGCAGTCACTGGGATATCGAGCGACTGGCCTGCTGCCCGATAGGCGAGGCGCGACACGACGGTCTGCGGCAACGGTTCGGGAGTCTTCGACACGACAGCCTTTTTGACTACCGTGACTATCCCCGCTTCGTTGACCGTCCACAGTCCGCACGGGTGCGGAGCGGTGACATCAAGCCCTTCGGGCACCACGTAAACGAATCGGTGCACCACCTTCAGCCACGCTCGGCGCTTCCAATAGGTGTCACGCATGAAATCCGCCTTGGACACCTTGATTTCGATCGCCGTTCGGATAAGCGAGTCGAACATCAGCGCGTCGATGCGTCGGGTGTATTTGTGCCCGTCGGGAGTCTCGGCTCGCGGCATGAACATCGTGTCTGTCGGTTCCTCGGTATCAGGGATGTCCAGGTCTTCGATCGTCAGCTCCGGGACCACCGCCGCCCGATGATGGGTGCGCCGAATCGCCGAGAGAATGAATCTCGCGTCAATGCTCACCGCTGCTCCTCCCCTGCAGCCACAACCGCAGCAGCAGCGAGAAGAGCGGCGGCGAGTTCACGCGCCTCCCCGGGACTCATTGGCTCCTCCGGTTCGAGGTCGTAATCGAAATGAACCTCGCCGGGGTAGTCGTCCCACACGAGGACGCGGTGGAGCGCCACGCTGGGCCAGCCGACTGCGACCTCGTCCTCTTCGCGCTCTTCGGGTTCGGGTAGTTGGATTACCGCCACACCCGGAAGAGACAGGACGGCGTCAGCAAGGATCTCGCCCGGATCAACTCGGCAATCCGACGAGCTACCAACGATCCGGTAGTACGACCGGCTGAGGGCTTCTGTGAGTACTGCACGCAACTCGGGGTTGTTCATTCGTCGCCTTTCGGTTCTCGGTTTCTGTCTGTGAGCCGCCCGAAGTGGATGACCCGACCGGGCAGCGGCTTCCCCGGCAAAATCGTGTTGCTGCAGGGTTTGCCTTTGGGGGCTTTGCAGATGTCACACGACCGCGCAGCCTGGGCGGCCTGGACACGAGGATCATCCGCAGACGACACAAACATCGTCATGGCAGGTACTCCATGCGCCATGTCGGATGCACACGAGTGCGCAGGTTCTTCGGGTCGCTGTCCAAGTGCAGCATCAGATACGGGCCATCAACGCTCAGGATGCGTCCCGGCCGTCCATCGAAGACAACTCGCATTCCGCGCTTCGCTGGGACGCGGTAGGTCGACCGGATCCAGTCGAATCCACCTTTTCGTTGCGTCATGCGTCGTCTCCTGGTGTTGATTGCGGGGGCTGTGCGCCACGTGGAGCGACTTTTAGGGCCTCCGTGGTGTCACCGGACCCGGAACCGCCAGAACGGCTGTCAGCGGTCCTGTGAGCATGAGCCGGAAACGCCTCCAACACCTTCACCACACGCCCCTTCTCATCCCGCACCACACACGGCTCCCCGACAGCTGCACGGCAATCACGGCACGACACCCGCAACGCCTCCTGATGAACCGTCGTCCCACGCCAATCCCTCACAGTGACCCCGCCTTTCGGACATTCGGGTGATCACACTTCTTGACCGCATCATCGATCTCGATATCCCCGAACTCATCACACAACGAGCAGGCATCAATGGCGGCCTGCCTAGCCTCGGCCTGCCGGCGGCGTTGCTCAGCCTCCAGCCGCTTGAAGTAATCCGGGTGCTCCTTGTCCCACTTGCGACGCTTCATGCACGGGATGCAGTTGGTGGTCTCTGAGTTCGTTTCATGGTCAGGGCATTCGGGGCGGGGGGAATCAACGTTCGCGTCTACTGACGTAACCCCCCTGCTAGAAGTAACCAAAGGAATAAGGGTCGGGTCGGGTCGGGTCGGGTCGGGGTAGCGGGACTCCCCCATGCTGTCCCCGGTGGACAGTAAATCCGTGTCCACCACCATGTCCCCGGTGGACACCTGCCCATCCTGAGCCACATAGTCGCGGCCCTTTTTCCCAGCTCTCCAGGTGGATTTCTTCTTTGCCTCACGCCTTCGCCGCGCCTCATTTTCAGCCTTGGTTTTCTGCCATTTCTCCCAGTTGGCAAACACGATTTCGCGAGATTTTGGTTGAGATTGTCTCGTTGTATCAACCGTTGTCTCATCCTTGTATTGCGTGTTGTCGCAACCCTGTTTCTGCCAAAGTCCTGCTTGTTCTTGCAGCGCGCGAATGAGTCTCGGCGTGCCGCCGAACCCCTTCACAACATCGAGAGGGACGTGTCCGTCCGTCTCTTCTTTCGCCGACCAGGCACCGCAACGAACCCACAACCCGACGGCCTCGTTGCGGATCCTGGAGTCGAGTTGCATCACCGGCTTACTGTCAGCGAACGCGTCATCCACGTAGAACCAAGGCACCGGTCACTCCTCCGTTTCGTATCGCGGGCAATCAGGGTGATGGTTCTGCGTTTTCGGGTGCCATCCACACAATTCGCAGCGCCGCATCGCGATCAGCTCGCGGCGGCTGAACAGCAGGCGGATCCTCGGGTCACTCATGATGCGGCGTCTCCGAAGTCGAACCCGACCTCGATTGGTTTCGACAACCGGGCGACGATCAGCGGCAGATAGTCCGCCTCGCGCTCGATCGTGATGCAACGCTTGTGCTCGTGAATGCACGCCTCGGCGGTCGTGCCGGACCCGGCGAACGGGTCGAGAACCACACCGTTCGGCGGTGTCACGAGCCGCACGAGCCAACGCATCAGGTCCAGAGGCTTCACGGTGCTGTGCACGACCTTGGCACCGTCTTCGTTGACGTAGCCGGGGCGCTCCTTGGTGGGAGCTTTGGCCTGATACTTGAACACCGGAAAGAACCTCGACGCACCACCCACATCGAGATGCTCTGTGGTGGCGATCCCGCCGACGAGAGGCACACCTTGCGCGGGCTTTCGTGAACCTGTTCCCAGTCCACCACCGTGGCTCCGCGTGATGCCGCTCTGCGCGTCGAGCTCGGCGGCCTGCGTGTCATCGAGCACCACGTTCGTCGGCCAGCGGCCTAGGTCGGTCGTACCGATCGCCTTGGATCCGTTGAGCCCGTTTCCGTATACGCCCGCGCTCGCCTCGCTGGCTGATGCGATGTGCGGGCGACCTTTGGCCTCGATGCGGCAGGCGTCGATGTTCAACGCCCCCGTACCGTGCTCCAGGACGTTCGCCGCCACCGTGCCCGCGAGAGGCTTGCGCGCGACCACGACGGGCTCAAACGATGGTTTCAGCGCCGTGTTCCAGCCCTGCCACTGCCGCGCCGCCTCAGTCGCCGGGGCAGTGATGTACGCGCCCATCCCCACGGTTTCGGCGAATGTCGAGGAACCGTTGAGCCCTTCGGTCCTCTGTCCAGGCTTGCCGCTGACGTGACGCGCCGACTTTCCGATCACCTCGCGCTCGGCGCCTGCGGCCTTGTCGATGGCCTTCGATACGTCAAGACTTTTCGGCATTCCCTGGCCGTACAGCCAGGCGATGGAGTCGCGAATCTCGAAGCCCGCGTCCTCGATGGCCACGGTCAGCCGGTGCCAGGTGCGGGAGCCGCCGAAGGCGAGCAGGTGACCGCCGGGTTTGAGGACCCGCAGGCATTGCTTCCACATCTCGACGTCGAAGGCGATACCCGAGCCGTCCCACTTCTTGCCCATGAAGTCCAGTTCGTAGGGTGGGTCGCAAACCACGGCGTCGACGCTGCGATCGGGCAGCTCGGCGAGCACGTCGAGCGCGTCCCCGTGGTAGAGCGTCACCTGATCGTCTTGGTAGTACGGGTGGTTCATTCGTCGCCCTTCGCGTTGAATTCGTTCAGGCATGAGTCACCGCCTCCGGGTACTGGTCCCAGGTGCAGGTGGCGTCGGTCCACTCAATGCCCGTGTGGTCGCTCATTCTGTTCTCCTGTGTGGGTTGTGGTTTCAGCGCGGGCGGGATCGGCGTGCGCGGCCTGCCCCACGCGGATCGGTGGTAGCGGCGGCGTTTGCGCCAGGCGGCGAGTTCGGCGGCATCCATCGGAATTACCTCTTGCGCGTATATACGTTTGTATGTACGGTGTTGTCATGAGCAGCGCACGGTTCAACGTCAGCACCAAAGTCCTCGCGGGCTACCTCAAGCCCGGCGAGACCGTCGAGATGGAATCCACCAGAACGAACCGCCGCACCGGCAAGGTCGTCGGCAATCTCTCGCGCAGTAGCGGGGTATTCGTCGGCGACTACCGCAGCGACGACGGACAGATGTACTTCATGTTCCGCGACGGGGAGGTGAACGGACATCGGCAGAGCCTGTTCGGCTACCCCGTCGCCAACTTCTCCGCATACACGCTCAGCACGTACGGCCCGTTCAAGTTCAACGCCCAGCACATTCACGAAGGGAACTGATCCACCATGAACACCAGCACCAACCGCGAATACCCGAGCTACGCAGGAGATCTCGCCCTCACGCTCGACACGAGCGGCGACACCGCCAAGATCACGGTCGAAGAAAACGGCGAAACCGTCACGGTCGACCTCGACGCCGAGACCGCCCGCGACCTCGGTACCCGTGTCATCGCCTACAACGGGTCGCCGTCCACCTGGACCATTGAGCCGATGCACTTCGGCGATGTCGAGCTGACCGTCGAGGACGGCCAGATACTGCTGGCGCTGCCCGATGTCACGCCGTTCGACCTCGGCGAGGGCGATATCGACCCGTTCGTGCACGACTTCGGGCAGCGCCTGATCGTGTGGGCTGGCGTCGATTTGGCGGTCACTGCCGATGCCTAAGCCGCCGATGTCGCTGCGGTCGTTCCGGTGTCCCGACGCGCTGTGGGACGCCGCGCAGACCAAGGCCAGCGCCGAGGACCGCGACCTGTCCGAGGTGCTGCGAGACCTGCTGTCCAAGTGGGTCACTCGACCACCCCGTAAGCCGAAACCCTGACGAGGATCTGGAGTGCGGCGTATGCCTGTTGCGGGCATACGCCGTTCCCGCAGATGCGCAACGCATCGTTGCGCGAGATGCCCGGCACCTCGGTGACCCAGCCGGCGGGCCAGCCCATCATCCATTCCGGGAACGCTGCGGCCAGCCGGGGATTACCGTTCTTGTTCGGCTCGGTCGGCGACGGCGCTGGCCCGGCGACAGCCTCCCAGCGTGCGATCGCGGCGGCGTACTTGCCCCAGCGCGAGGTGCCGTCGAGCAGCGCGTAGTCGCACATCGGCAGCAGCCTCGGCAGGTCAGTGAGGTTCACCTGGTGGTCGCCGCGTTCGAGGGCCTCGCGGCTGCGCGTCCCGCTGTTGCCGTCGCCGTCAGCTGCGTTCGGCGTCGGCAGCAAGCCTCCACTGTCGTACGCCTTGGCGATGCCGCCGAGCAGCAGCTCGTCGCCCCGATCTCCAGATCGAGACATATGCCCACCGTTGCCATCGGCAGCGCTCGGTGTCGGCAGCAGGTCCGCGATGGCTGACATGCACGGCGAATTACGGTTCATGTCGGCGGGCCCGGTGCCCTTGAAGTCCCGCGCTACCGGCGTTGGTAGCAGGTCTACAGGTCCATCACCGCGCTCGGCAGCATCAGGTCCCCCGATGATCCGCGCTGGTTCGGGCCTCCCTTCGTGCCGTCCGTCGCGCGCGGTGTGGGCATCAGAACCTGTCCCTGTGGCCGGTCCTGGTCGCTGCGCTCCCCACCCAGCGCGTAGCTGATCTCCGTCGTCGACGCGCCACGGCTGGCCCGCGGGGTGGGCAACGATGAAGACTCGCTCACGCTTGTGAGGGGCGCCGACTGCGGAAGCGGCAACAGTCGTCCATTGCGCGTCATACCCGAGGTCGGCAAGGTCTCCGAGTACGGCACCGAGTGCCCGGAGAATAGGTCCATCTGCCCCGTCTCCCACAGCTGCCTCTTCGGATTCCATTGCGCGATAGGCCCTCGCACTGAGCAACCCCCTTACGTTCTCGATCACCACGACGCCCGGCCGCAGCTGGTTGATGACTTCGGCGAACAGCGCCCACAGGCCCGAGCGGGTGCCCTCGGCGATGCCGGCGCGACGACCGGCGGCACTCACGTCCTGGCAGGGAAATCCGCCAGCGAGAATGTCGACCGGCTCGACTTCTGACCAGTCGACCGCGGTGATGTCGCCGAGGTTCGGCACACCGGGCCAGCGGTGCGCGAGCACCTTGGACGCGGCCGGGTTCAGCTCGCAATGCCACACCGTGCGGGCGCCGAAGAACTGCTCGACGGCGATGTCGAGGCCGCCAGCGCCGGAGAACAGCGAACCGAGTTTCACGCGCCCTCCCGGTCGGCCCGTTCGCGCAGAGAGTCGGCGAGCACCTGCAATGTCTCGGCGACCCACCGGCGCGGTTGATCGGTTCGGAGTCGCACGTTGCCGTCCGGGTAGACGAGCACCGTCAGCACGGTCTCGTCGGCGTTGATCACGTCGACCTTGCGGTCGTCGAGGGATCCGGCGCGGCGGCGGGCACGCTGGCCGGTCGCCGCGGGGGTGATGTCGGGGGCCTCGCCGAGCGGTTCGAGGCCATCCTCAGATGCGTTCATAGCAGGGTCATCTCCGTCTGGTCGTCGAACTTGCGGCATCGCGTCACGGGTTCCCGTGAACCCAATGGGCACGTCAGGCAAGATGGTCGTTCTCCTCTTCTGCGCCTTCGAATCCGGGGCACAAACAGATCGTGTAGGTGTTCATGTCGTCCCGGTTGACACCCATGCGGACCCGGCACGGGGGGGCATGAGAAGACCTGGGATGGTCACACAACAGACAGTCGGTCACTGGCGGCCTCTTCTGGGATGTGTGCCCGGTGGTCGGCGAAGGCGTGGTGCCGGCGGATGAATGCCTGCGCTTGTTCTGTAGTGGGGAATTCGGCGGTGATGGGGCAGCCTTTGGTGCGGCTGCATTCCGCGCAGACAACGGTGATCATGGGACCTGCCATCATTGGGCTGCCTCCACAGGGTTAGGGATTCGGTAAACAAACCCGTCGTCGTCGAGCAACACCCAGTTGCCCCTGTAGAGGACGGGAACAGTGATAGGGGACTGGGATTGACGAACAAGCCACCCGTCAGCGAAAGCTTGCGTCCGATAGGACTCCGCCCAACGATGACAGGAACCGCAAGCCCACAGCCCGTTGGACGCCAGATTGGTGTCATCGCGGCGAGATCCGCCAAGACCACGGGGCCTGCGATGGTGTGCAGTAGCGTCTGAGGCATACTCGTTGCAGCGTTCACACCGCCCTTGGGCGCGGGTCCAGATCAGTTCCTTGGTTTCCGGGGAGAACCCCGTATACCTGCGGCTCATGCGGAGGCACCGTTCTCCATGAGGTCGTCAATGAACTCCCGCAACTGGGCAGGTTTCGCGTTCCTCGCCGTCACCTTGTACTTGCCGTAGAACTGGGCGGCCACCGTCTTCTCATCGAGCGTCAGAGCTGCGCATGCATCTCCCAGCTCGTGGAGCAGAGCGTTGCGTTCAGCCACCGCAGGATCCGGCGGTGCCGGGGCGTCCGGGTCTCCCTTACACCACAAGTCGAGAGCCGCACCGAACCGCATGCCCGCGTTCCTGAGTGCGTCGCCGATCGCTTCTTTGACGGCGTTGGGGCCTTTCTTCCCGCCAGCGTCGCCGTATCCGATGCGGGTCACACCGCACAGGGTGAGTCGGATCCACAGCCCACCATGCTCATCCAGCAGGGGTAGCCCGTTATCCCCTACCGCGAACGGCTCCCACGTCCACAGTGGGTCCACGTCCAGGAATCGGGCGGTGAGATAACCATGGCCAAGGAAGTCGAGAGTGATGCCGCCCTTGGGGAGTTTCCCGATCTGATTCGGCGGGAAAGGTTCCCGGAGCTTCGCAAGTCCTTCCACATCAGGTTCGCTCATCGCGCAGCCTTCCTCATTCGGTCACCTCCGCAGCAGCAGCAGCGGCAGCGGCCATCGCGGCGTCCAACGTTTCCTCATACCCCCACGCCAAAACCAGCGCACACGTGTTGTCCTCAACAGACCAACGGAAATCACCCGCCACATCGGACGGATTGATCCACGCGTTGCGCCGATCACCGGGCAGTACCGCACGCCACCTACCGGGGCCAACAAAACCGGTGAACCACTCCCACGTGAGGGTCTGGCCTTCGCTACTCATGCTGTCCACCTGTCCGCCAGCCGGTCCAACGAGCCGATTACCGCATCAACCCGAGACAACGCCTTGTTCACAACTTCCAAATTCAGTTCCAGTGCTTCACGGTCCAGGAACGGCAACTGCGGCCCCTCCGACAACAGCTCATGCAAAGCACACCTCGCGTCATCAAGTGCGGCTGCGCCGGCTTTCGCGTCATCCCTCGCAGTGATGACCCTCGTATCAGTGATCATTCGTCTTCCTTGTCTTGGTATTTGGAGCAGCGGCAGCGTTCATGCCCAGCAGGGCCGTGATAGTTGGTGGCTTCACAACTGGTGTCCCACACTTGGCGGAACCGATCCCACGCATACCTGTGCCAGGACCGGTTGTGACCACACCTGCACATCACGACGCCTCCAGCCGGCGGAACTTCTTCAGCAACGCGGTGAACTCAGCAGCCTGCCTCTTGGTCCACGCCCGCCCAGGAAAGTGCTTCTCAATGGTGGTGCTGGACACCCCCAATGTGCGGGCAACCTCCTGGTAGGGGGCGCCGTCATCAAGCAGGTACCGGGCGAAGTCCTTCTGTTCCTGCGTCAACGGCGTAAACAGTTCGGGGTCCATCACGCGGGCCTCACCCCGCGCCCGAACCCGAACAACTGTGCGCGCTGAACACCCAATAACTTCGCCGATGTGTTTGGCGGAGAACCCGTCACGAGTCATCGCCAGCACCGTTTTCACCTGCTCAGGGGTGAGCCTGTTGCCGTTGCTCATGCGACCTGCTCCACTTCCTCAGTGATCCACGCGAACGGATCCTCCACATCAGGGATGCCAGCCAACGCGGCCATGAGTAGTTGGGTGCGCTGGTCCTCGGGAAGCTTGGTGAGGTAGTCCCACACGCCGATGGAGTCGCCGACACGGATACGCCTGGACAGCCACACAACGGTTGCGGCGGTTTGCGATTCCCAATCAGCTGCCACCGACTGGCCCGACATAGGGCATTCCTGCAGCAGCTTGTCCGGGTGTGCTTCCACAATCCCGGTGTGGATCACCCACGCGGCTTGACCACACAGGGGGCACTGCTGCTGTTCTGCGTCGGCCAAGTCGGCACGATCACGTTCGATGGTTCGAACGGTGCAGAACGATCGCCGAGCCAACTCATCCTCGGGGAGGTTCGGGCGGCGACGCACCATCATTCGACGCTCATCGGCGTTGAGCCGCATCGGTGTTCCGTTGGAGGCGCACTCGACAGCGAACCAGTCGATGTTCATGCTCCCCGCCTCTGCTGCTGACGAGCCAACGCATAGGCACGGTTCTTGCATTTCGTGGAGCAATACTTGGCGCGGCGGTGTTTCGGTGTGAAGTCGCTACCGCAGATCGCGCAAGGCATCATTTTGCGTTGGTTCACCGGGGTCATTTCTCCACGCCTGATAGCGCGTCGTTCCTTCTCCGTGAACCCACCCCAAATACCCCAGCCCTCATTGTTTTCCAGGGCGTATTCGAGGCAGCGTGCTTGTGCGGGGCATTTCCAGCAGGTTTCTTTGGCGTCGTCGTTGCGGATCCCTTTCTCGGGGAACCACGACTCCGGGTCGATCTGTGTGCAGATCGCGTCGCGGCGCCAGTCTTCGGTGTGAACTTCAGCCAACCGGATGAACGGGGAATTCGGCATCACGCCCACCCCGTGGCGCTCAAATGTTCAGGGCAGAACGATGCGGTGGCGGCACCCACGAAATACCCTGAGTCATACAGGTCCAGGTTGGAGTTGTTGTACACGAAGACTGAGGCTTCGTACATGGTGTATCCGGTGTCGAGGACGTCGCAGACGGCTTTGCCGGCGTTGATGACGGCGGGTTTGGAGCTGTAGGTGATGCCTTCGGAGTCGAGTGCCATGACGAACGCGTCGGATGTGATGTCTGCTTTGGCTTCTGGTGCGGCGAGTCCGGGGCCGATGATGCCCGCGGCGATCAACAGGGGCATGGTCCACCAGTACCGCCAGGACTTCTCGTTGCGCCTCATGCTGCGTCTCCCTCGGTGAGGTAGTCACGCAACAACCCGACAACAGCGTCGCCGTTCATCTGCTCCCAGATCGTCGGCTCGTTCTCCCAGTGCACCGGGGGCAGGAACGGGCGGAACCACGACACACTCTCCGTGTGGATCAACACCAGCTCCGCCAGGTCCTCCAGTTCCTTCAAGAGGTCGAGGTCAGCCATGGGTGGGTTGGTGGTGACGGGGAGGTCGGACCAGTTGGTTTGGTGGTGGTCCCACCATGCGGGTTTAGAATCTGGGGTTAGCATCGGAAGCGTCCTTTCTTTGGTTGTGTTGTTTCCGGTGTTAGGGCCGTCGTCCCGCGCAATGGGGCGGCGGCCCGCCTGCGTCAGCCGTGGATCCGCGCCAGAGCGGAATTGATATCCGCTGCGTCAATCTCGGTTTCAGGGTCGAGGTCGGCGAGTTCGCGCCACCGGGTAATCGACTGCCGCGTGAACTCGATGAGTGCGGCGCTCCGTGCGGCGCTCTCTGCGGCGCTCCATGCGGCGCTCCGTGCGGCGCTCCCTGCGGCGCTCCGTGCGGCGCTCCCTGCGGCGCTCCATGCGGCGCTCTCTGCGGCGTACCGTGCGGCGCTCCGTACGGCGCTCCCTGCGGCGCTCCATACGGCGCTCCGTGCGGCGCTCCATGCGGCGCTCCGTGCGGCGCTCCGTGCGGCCCACGCAAACGGCACCTGACCCGCCGCCGCCTGACGGTGCAAATCCGCAATCTCGCGGATCGCCACCGCACCAACCTCATCCGCGAACCGGACGGCGCCCCACTCTGGGGAGTCCAGCATGTCGGCAATCCACAACGCGTGGACAGCATCCGAAACGCCTGCAGTGCCGACTGTCTTCCAACCCAAGTCGAGAACCAGCACACTGTTCTCGGGTGATAGAAATCCGTCAGGTCCAGCAAGTTGGTCGTTGCACATCTGCACCAGGGCGGCCAGTGGGCGTGCTGAGCATTCGGGGTAGTCGGTGATTTTGGTGTCACCGTTGATGTATGAGATGACGTTCATGGCGCAGCCTTTCCCGGATCCTGGTTGATGGCTGCCTTGTGCGAGGCGCAGGGGGTGGGTGATGCGGTCGAGATCAATGGACATTGGGTGTTCCTTCTCTTTGTTTTGGATGGGTGTTTCCGGTGTTAGGGCCGTCGTCCCGCGCAATGGGGCGGCGGCCCGCCTTTACTTCGGGGTGATGTGATACGTCTCCAGCAGAGCCCGAGCGATCCGACTGTCCACGATGCTCGGCACAGACCAGCCATGAAGATCAGCGATGCGCATCGTGAGATCGTCTTCGGACACCTCACGCTGCTGGCGCATGGCGGCGAGTTCTTCCGCGGTCGCAGAATCCAGGAACTCCCCCAACTCCATGAACTCGTCGAGCAGTACGAATCCGGGTTCGTGGACTTCTTCCTCAGCCTCCGCAGCCGCAAGACCATCCGCGTAGTCCAGGCCGAAATCCCGACCCAACGCATTGCTCATGGCCTGACGCTCAAGCTTGGCCAGCCACGGATCCACCACAGCACCCACCAAGGCGAGCCCGTCATGAATCACGTTGTTAAACCTGGCATTCAAACGCTCAACAAGATTCACCGGTTACTCCAATCCGGGCCGAAGGGGTGGGAATATCCCCACAGGAAGCACGCCATGGTCGGTCGGCTGTCGTACAAGCCGTCCCAGAACGCACGCGGGGCCATCAGCAGAACCACCTGGGGAACCTGAGCGGCAACGACAACGGCCACGAGAATCCAGAGCAGACCACTCACGCTGTCTCCCCCAGTTCTTGTAGCCGGCACCTCAACCGCGCGTTTTCTTCACGCAACGCCTCCAACTCCGCCGCTTCCCTCATCTGCTTTGCGTCGAACTCCGCCAACGCTTTCCACAACCCCGACGGACGAGTCACTTCACCCGACAGTTGGCACACACTCCGATGCTTAGGAGCAGACGTACTCACCGGTCCTCCATGGTTTGTTTGTCTTCCGCCAGTTCGACGGGATGGCACGGCCCTTTATGTCCCCACGGCCGCCGACAGCCACCCGTCTGATCTGACGGACCGAAGTTTTTACCCCACGGCGCGGGAAGCATTCCGTTGCAGATCACTCGCCCACCGCCGCCGGGGTGTAGAGCACGCGGGCGGGGAGTCGGATTGCGAAGGGCATCACGAGGCCAGCACTGCCGTCCTCGTGAAGGCAGTCCCATCCACCGCGGAGACGCTCGAATACCTCACCGATGTCCGACCGGACTAGTGAGCGGATCGGCAGCGCGTCGAGTTGTTCGACGGTCTCAATCACCCTGGGGCGCAGGCGCTCAACCTCGTCGCGCAGCTCGACAAGCAGATTGGATTCCGAGATTTCCAGCCCCAGCTTCTCTGCCCGCAGCCGCTCAACCTCAGCGACAAGTTCGGCGACAGTCTCAGGCGCACGCCGATACGCGTCCTCTGCCGCAGTCATGCCAGTGAGAACCTCGATCTCCACACACGGAGTGCGGTCCCACAGCTCCATATCGGCCTTGGCCCGCTCAACAAACATCACTCATCGCTCCAGCTCCTCAGAGGTGTAGATCAGCTTGGCGGTATCGCAGGGCCAATCGACCTCGCAGTGTTCGCATACGCGGTCTCTGAGTCGGCAGTCCTCTCCGCTGCAGCAGGCGTTGATGCAGTTGCTCCACCGAGGGTGGTGTAGTTCGCGGATCGGCTCCAACGCCTCGCGGGCAGCGGCGAGAGGGACAGAGCGAACATCCAGCGGAATGTCTTTTGGAACGGGATACCATTCCCACGCACGCGCTGCGGCTTCTACTGCGGGATCAGGCATCCTCCACCCGCTTCCACCGGCCATCAGTGAGGATGGCGTAGGCAGTGGTTCGGGCCACGCTGACAATGAGACTCGCCAATTCATCTACCTGGCCGTCTTTCCTGAACGCGGCTTCCATGCGATCAGCGCGGACGCGCAGGTCGGCAACGGTCAAGTCGAAGTCCGGATAAATGCGCTCGATCAAATCGGCGGCTTTGCGGAAATCGTCAGCGGTATAAGTCATGACGCCAGCCTCCGCCGCGACCGCGCCGACAACCCATCAACCAACGACACCGGTTCAACCGGCTCCTGATGGGCTACAGACGGGCCACCCGAAAGCCACTGCTCAATATGGGCGTCCGTCATCACCCACACACTCCGCGACAGCTGCTTCCCCGGAATCTCACCCTTCTTGAGTCGGCGTTTCATCCACCGGTACCGGTCCTTCATATGAGGCAGGTACTTGTCTGCTACCTGCTCTATGGGGTACACCTCGATCATTTCGGCTCACCCTCTTTCGGTTTCGACACAAAAAGTGGTTTCTTCGGCTTCGGAAAGTGCTGCACCTTCGGGCGCGGGCGAGAATGAAACGTCATCGCGTCTCCCTCATCGCGTTTCGGATGATGGTCAGCTGGTCGATCAGATCCGTGAGTTCGTCGGCGTCCAGGAGAACGTCACCATTGCGGTATCCATCACCGACGTACAAGTAGGCCAATTCGGATCCGTTGTTTTCCCCGAGTCCAACGGTCACACCACCATGGCCTCTCTTGAGGATCTGGATGGGCTCTGCATAGAAAGAGAACGTCATGACGCTGCCGCCAACCTTGAGAACCAGCCCGGAAGCTTCCCACCACCACGGCCCTGGTTGTAGGTCTCGACAGTCGCGGCGGCCACACCTTGCGGAGCTGACACCCCATGCGCACTCTTGATCTGCTCAGCACGACCAAGCAACCCGTTAACGCCACCGTGCTTTCCTGCCAGCTTCGAAACCAACCGCTCCTGGTCAAACACTGTTTCGTAATTGGCGACGAACAATCCGACACCCTCGATCACCTTCGCTGCGAACCCAGGCATCCCATAGGCGTCGCGAATGATCTGGATCGTCACTGCCAACCCTCGCGGACCGGCGTTCTCATACACCTTCTTGAGCGCTCCGACTGATCCGATCCCGTTGGCGCCTTTGCCGATGGTCATGCCAGCAGCACGGACGATGCGGTCGATATCGGTCTCAGTCTCACGTCCGGCGACTACCGACACCTTGAACTTGTCCATGCCGTTTACGGGCTTCACATCGTTGAGGGACAGGAACTTTTCGGCTTCCTGCTCCTCGGTCAGATTGTGGTAGGTCCAGCACTGAACTGACTGGTCTTCGTATCCCATCTGAATGAGGGCCTTGACGCGGTGACCGCCGTCAATGATCCAGAAGATCCCGTCACGCTCGTTGACAGTGGGGGTGCCGAACTTGTCAGGGTCGAAGTTGGATGCGATGTGATCGATATGCGACTGTCGCTGTTCACGTTGGGCTCTGCTGGACACACGCATCTGTGCGACTGGAATCCACTGAAGGTGCTTGTCGCCGTGGGGCACACGGCCTTCGTTGACCGACTTGCTCACTGTTGGTTAACCTTTCTGAGGAAGCTTCGAATCGTTCCTAGCGAGTCGAAGATGATGGCGATTTCTTCCGCGAGTTGTTCCTTGTCAACCTCGCCCGGGTCGATGTCAGCGACACTTAGGGCGAGGTTGGCTGTTGTTACGGACAACATTTCGATGGTGCGGCGTGCACGAGCGGTCTTCTTCGGGGCAGGCGCGACCTCTGCGTCGATCAGCGGATCGTCGGCGTCGATGGCTTCTTTTTTGGGCTGCGCCTTGGCCTTCGCTTTACGCGCCACGTTCGCACGAGAGAGATTCTCTTCTGCCTTCGCCTCAGCGATGGCTTCCTCAAACATCTCGTCCGTGACGCCATCGGTCATCGCGTATATGCCTTCGCCGGGGTGGGCGGCACCACTCAACTCGTGCGGTGCAGCGAAATCTGTCGGCCCAGGAATGGAACTCGATGTTTCAGACTTAGTTCCACTCCATCGGTCATACACAACGTTCTTCTTGCCTGATGTGCGAATCTCCCCGCGCTCTTGGCCTTCTCGGATGGCGACGCCCAGCCCTCGCTCAGCGCGGCGGACGAATTCGGCGGCGTCGAGCTGAAACTCTTTACCCATACGAACCTGCTTGGCGATCTCCTGGATCGCCACAGCCTTCTTCTTGAACTCCACAATCTGCGGGAGGTCATGCGCCGCAATCGCAGCCAAAAGACCAGTGCGCGAATGCGACAGAATCGCCGTTATAGCCGTGGCTTGCGCTGCACCGTCCAAGTGCTGGAGCGCGCTGACCTTCGTCTGTACGTCCGGGGGGAGAACATCGACACCACCGATAGCGCGGATCGCGTTCCTGTCGCGGCGGCGGTGTGTGTCGGAGGTAATCACCTCCACCCCATCCGCGGTAAAATGATCGGTAGACATTTTGAGCCTTTTCTCGGGTGTCTCTGCCCTCACCTGCTGCACACAGGTGGGGGCTTCTTCTATGCAGCGGGGTTTTTCTGCTCTGCTGGCCGCTCCAATACGGAGACGGGAACCTTGAGCGCGACGGCGAGCTTCTTGGTGACGGTGGCGTTCGGCCACCGGTCACCGTTCTCAAGCTGGGAGAGGTAAGGGGCGGAAACTCCGCTTTCGCGGGACAGTTCGGCGGATGACCAACCTGTGCGCTCACGGATGACCCGGAGTTCCTGCCACACCCCGTAGGACTGTTTGACCATGCCGCCAACTGTACTGCGAACAAGTGCAAACCGCAAGAGTTCGCGCGCAGTTCGCGCCAACAATGCTGTGACCTGCAATGTTCGAAAACTACAAGCGCGTAACTGCAAAGAATCAGGGTTGTGCAAGCAGTGGACTTTGCACCTGTTTGCACGCGAACATGTAGGCGTGAACGAGAACAAGGAACACCGCGAAGACTGGCCATTCGGGCCAGAACTCAAGCGGCACAGAGAGCGCGTCGGGCTATCTCAGCGCGAAGCCTCACGGCGCACAACGCCACCAGGCAGCGACAAGCCCGCCGTCAGCGCAGGACGGTGGAAGCAGTTGGAGACGGGGTGGCAGATCAACAAAGGGACACTGATCCCAATCGGAACGACCGCATCCACCGTGGCCGCCGCTGCCCGAGCCGTCGAATGGGATGTGACCGAAGCTCTGGCGATAGCCGGATTTCAGCAGTCAGATATTCCGCCGCCGCCACCTGAGCCAGCGATAGGCCGCTACTCAGATGACGAACTTCTCGCCGAAGTCCGGCGACGATTACAGGAGGTACGAAATGTCATGGAAACTGCGCAGACGACGCGAACACCGCGCGAAACGCATCAAGACCAGGAGGAAGCCTTAGGCGCCAGGCCCGGTGAACCGCCGCAACCGCGCCAGCCTAGGGCCAGCGAAACAGGCCCTGCGATCCACGCCCACATCGCCAGGAGCGTCCGGGCACGTCAACGCCGCAAGGACTAGACGTGCCCGGCGCAACGTCCATGATGTTGGCGGACACTCATCCATCGCGTTCAGAATCCGCACCAGCAGAGTGTCGAGTTCGTCATCAAACATGGGCTGCACCTACCGAAATCACCAGCACCGGTCACCCCTCGCAACCGGATGCGTAGACGCTAACGGATCATTGCCATGATCGACACAGGAAGCCCAAACATGGGAATGTCACGATCAGATAACGCCAGTGCGCGAAAGTTAGCCACCAACACAGAAAGCCCACTACCAGATGACCACCAATGATCGAGCTGTGTCACCAGGGAAGGTGATGGTCACCGCGCTCGCTGTGCTCGCCGTCGTAGGCATCGTCTCCGCACGCAACAACAACGACGATGATGCGCCTCGAACCGCCACACCAACCACCACCACTACACGGCCCAACCCGTACCGCACCATCCCCGGCGACGGCACCCACAACATGGGCGGCGCAGACGGATACGACTGGGGAACCTACACCGCCACCATCCCACCCAGCTCCCCCGGCTGCACGTGGGCGGTCGTCAGCATCGCCGACTACCGCGGCGGCGAAACACTCCGCGAAGGTGAAGCACCATCCGGCACCGTCCGCGCGAACATCCAACCCGATGGTGTCGCGTCGTGGACCGGCACAATCAACGGGGATCATCGCATCGTGTTCCGCACGAGCGGCTGCGGAGCCTGGACTATGACCGAGTGAGGTCGGATTCCCAACCTATCGGAACTTCCGATAAGTTCCGCAAACACAAAAAGGCGCCCTACAAGGGAACATAATCCCTGGTAGGGCGCATATGGGAATTAAAAGTCCCCCAACAATCCATCCATAAACTCCGCCGCCACCCGCGAACTCGTCCGATCCACATCCGTATACGTATCCACCGTGATCTGAATCGACTCATGCCCCAACTGACGGGACACAATCGTCACAGGGGTACCGCCCGTTAGCTGCCACGACGCATACGTGTGCCGCAGATCGTGCGGAGTCGGACGTGGCACCAGACCGGCTTTCTCCACAGCCGGATTCCACACCCTGCGCAGAAACCCCGGATACCGGACCGGGCCACCATCGGTGTTGACGAAAACAAACTCGTGCGACAAGTCCAGACGCTCCAGCAGTCTGGCCGGAACATCCACCGTGCGGCGGGACCGTTTCGTCTTCGGCGGCCCCAACACATACCCGGCAGACGAGTACTTCCACGCCTGACGCACCCGGATCGTGGATGTCTCCAGATCCACATGCTTGGGCTGCAGCGCCGACACCTCGCCCCACCGCAGACCGGTCGACACCATGAACTGAACCATCAGCTTCCAGTGCGGGGTGACGGCGTCGCGGAGCCGGTCGAACTCGGCGTGGGTGAGCATGCGGATATCGTCGTCGTCCTCAGCGTCCCCGCGGGGCAGACGCCGGCCCGCCGCAGGGTTGGTGGACAGGTACCGGGGGACGGCGGCGTTCAACGCCCCCGACAGGAACCCGTACTTGTTACGAAGAGTCTTCGGGGCGTGCCCGTTGCCGTCGCGGCCGCCGGTGGTTTCCATGACCTTCACCCAGCGGGCGATGTCCTCTTCGGAGAGCTTCGACAAGGGGATGTCGCCGAGGTTCGGTTTGATGTCGTTGGCGAGGTACTGCTCGTACTTGTCGATCGTGTACTGCTCGACGCCGGTGAGGTGGTCGATGTGGTGCCGGATCCATTCGGCGACGGTCAGCTCCGACTTGGAGCCTCGCGGTGTGGGGTTGATGCCGTGCATCTCCAGGGCGCGTGCAGCACCGTGGGCGTCGACGGCGGCGGCGAAGGCGTCTGCTGCTTTGCGATTGTCGAAGGTGAGTGCGCCTTGTGCGCTTCCTCTGCCGCCGAACCGGTAGGAGACCAGGTAGGCGGTGGTTCCGTCTTTGCGGACCCGCTCACGGACTGATGCCATACCCGGATTCTATCCGTTGTGATGTCATCGGTGCTGTCAGAGTCTGTTTTCCCTGGTCAAACGTGGAGCTAAGGGGATTCGAACCCCTTCGTATCGTGGGGAAATGGGCGTTTACCTGCGAAAAAACACCCGTGTGGTTCTGTTCCGACCTTTTTAGACCTGTAGCGACCTGGGAAAACCTGGAGCCGTGTTGTCAGTGACAGCACGGACATGTGGGCTGTCTGCACCCCACCTACCCCTGTGCCCTAGCCCCCTGCTGCTACCCCACACCCACACCCCTGTGCACAGCACCCCTGTATATGCAGCGTCCCTCCGCTGTGCAGAACTCGGGCTTGACTCGTAATCCGGTTACGAGTAAAGTCAGTCGCATGAACATGATGCTGAACACCCGCTACACCAAGATCGACCGCCACTTCGGCCGGTGCGCCGTCAAGGGCTGCGCGACCCGCAGGGTCATCGACGGCAAGCCGTATGTCGGCGAGGGCACCAGCGCGGTGCCGATCTTCTACGGCGGCTTCAACGGCCCCCAGCTGATCGCCGCGGGTCTGTTCTGCACCGAGCACAACAAGCACCTCACCTGGACCCAGCTGCAGGCCCGGACCAACCCGGAGAAGACCTGCAACAGCGTCTGCATGGGCGCGGTCGGCGGGTCCTGCGACTGCGCGTGCGGCGGGGAGAACCACGGCAAGAACCACATCGGCTGAAGGAAGGACCCATTGACATATAACGACTGATTGAGGAGACGCTGATGCGCACCATCCACACCACCCCCGCCGAGTTCCGACGCGAACAGCTCCCCCGACTCTCGCTAGAAGTGATTGAGGCTCTGAAAGCTGCGGGGGAGACTGAGGCGGATATCGCCCGGATGTACGGTGTGACACCACAGGCTGTTTCATGGCACGTTCACACGTACGGAGGTAAATTGACCGACCGGCAGGTTATCCGCCGCGAATACCCGTTCAAGGTGCCTGAGCCTCTTTCTCAGTGCGCGCCGCATAAACGCCTGAGGGATCATGGCGAATACATCGCCACACGCGGCAACGGCATGAAAGATTACAAGCTGAAGCGTCTCCGTTCGTTTTACCGGATGCTTCGTGAGAACAATTGGGTTGTCGAGTTTGATCCGAACATTCCGCCTATACCCGGCGTCAGCAAACGCGGGGGCTGGGCGTACAGGGAGCGCCAGGAATCCGACGAAGACCTACTCATCAGAGTCAACGAATACACAACTCTGTCCGAGATCGGACGTCATCGCATCTGGCGTTTCCCGAGCGTGGAGCCCTGATAACCACCCGCCCAAGGGGGCGGCTGCTTCACAATCCGAAGATTAAGCCAGGACGTAAACCAGCAGCGCGACGATCATCCCCGCCACGACCGCCAGCCACACCGACCGCCACAACTCCAACTGCGGATCACTCACCAGACGACTCATCCCAATAACGGTTCACCAAACCATCGGTGACATACCCCGCCTGACCTATAGGTGTGATCACAGTCGTAGCACCCAAGTCCATGCGGTCACCGTCGATACGTTCCAACCCGACGACCACCACATAGTGGGCCACCTGCCAACCGTCTCCCATCGCGTCCAAGCTGGCTTGGATCGCGCCGCGAACAGGATCAGCAGACATCACGACGAACCCACGCCTTGATCGCGTCCCACAGGAATCCCACCGTCACACCGTGATCGAGGAACGTACACACACGAATATTCACGTCACACCCCCCGCACAACGCTCATGCGCTCAGGCTCAATGGACAACCGCGAATGCGCGCCGCAGCTGGTGCAGCGGCGCATCGTGTAGGTCAGCACGTTCGCCACATATCGGCGCGGAATCAACACGGTTTCACTGCCGCACCGGTTACACACCGTCAGCTTGTCCTCGCCGTCCACAAACAGCGCCGGATGATTCTTGATGTGCGGCCTCAGGAAGTCGTACAACCCCTGCGTGGCAATGACGTCACCAGCACAGTAGGCGATGAGACGTTCCCGGTCCACGGCGCTCTTCTCCGTCACGGCGCGTTCCATCGCAAACCGGTCGTAGCGATCAGTTTTCGCAGACAGCCCGACGATCTGGCAGAACGCATCCAACCCTTTGAACGGCGCCCCGGATTTGAACTCACGGCGCAACACCTTCAGCGTGTCCACCGTTTTGAACGGCGGCAGCGGCGGCAACCCAGCCTCGATGTGCAGGTCGCCTTTCAGCCACGGCACATCCGCCTCGTCGATGTAGTGCCCGACAACAATGTCAGCCTGCGACAGCAGATTATGCACGCGCCGCAGGAACCGTTTGCGGCCACCACTGTCCCATTCCGCGAGTTGAATGACCTCGGCGTCGTGGTACCACTTGGCGCACACGATCGTGGTGCGCGGCATTCGGGTCACCGTCTCGTACTGCACGTACCGGTTCTTCAGGTCGCCCCTGTCCCACCAGTACTGTTCGGTGATGCCGGGGAGCCGTTCGACGTCGAGGATCAGAATTTTGTTGCGCACACCCTCGGATATGCGGACCTGACGTAGGTCGCTAGTCAGGGACATGATGGTTCCTCGCGTGGTGCCGCCACGATTGCGGATTCATGTCGGGCATGCCGTGTTTGATGAGTACTCGCAGCACGTCGGTGAACTGAACCTCACCGCGTTTGGCGGACTCCACCGCCGTGTTTATCTCTGCGCGTTCCTGTTTCGACCGGGCGCCCGCCCAGTCGCATGCGGGGCATGTGCGGGGTTGCAGGCCCGCGAGATCGGCCAGTAGTGACATTCGTGCGCCCTTCTTTCCTGGTGGTTACCGGTCGCGGCGTTTGTCGCCTTCGATGCGTTCCAGCCGCTCAGTCCGCAGTTCCTCCCTCAGTCCACTGATGTCCCGCTGGACTTGTTTGAAGCCGTCGCGCACCAGATCGCGTATCTCGTCGAGGTCGTCACGCATGTTGGTGTCGTGGGTGTTGACGGTTTGTTCGTGAATCTCATAGGTTTTCGCGTCGATCTGGCGTGCGCGCTCCCGACCTTTGCGCTGCCCCCGAACGGTGAGTACGCCGACGATCCCTGTTCCGATGGCGGCGATGGTGGAGGGCAGTCCGATGATGAGCAGTCCTATCAGGTCGATACCGTCGTCGGGCTGGTACGCCGCGTTCACCGCTTCGCGCACAGATTCCCAGATCATGCGGTGGTGACCGCTCTAGTGGCCGACGCCGTTCCGGGGTTTCCGCGGCGTTCGGCGCCGATCGACATCAGCAGTGATACGACGGCCGCGCCGCCGGACACGGACAGCACCGATATCCAGTCGGTGGTCATCAGGTCGACTGCCCCGGCGCCGAGGGTGGCGATCGCGGTTTGGGCGAATGTGCGTATGGCCCGCTCGGCGGCGTCGATCCAGAATGAACGTGTCAGCATGGTTGCCTCCTATGTGCGTAGGTAGTCGATGGCGGGCTGGGGGTTGTAGTCCACGTGCGGGCCGGTGCGTTTCGCGAAGAACATGCCGGCGTCGAGGATCGCCCGGGTGATCGCGATCGTTTCCGGCAGCGGGGCTTGCGCGAGTTCGATCACTTGGGCCAGCAGTGAATCGGGGCCGGTGAACAGGTCGAGGTCGCGCACGATCTGCCAGATGGCGTTTCGGACCTCTTGTGTGTCGCCGGGTTCGGTGCAGGCGTACAGGTCGCCTTGGTGGGCGTAGTCGCGCCACCAGTCGGGGGTGTTGCGCATGCCGTTGGAGGACACGCCCTGGGTGTTGGATGGGGCCATTGGGGAGCCGCCGTGATCAGCCCACACGTGTCCGAGTTCGCGGTTCGGGTTGCCCCACGTGACCGCTTTACGCACATGGGGTTTCATCCATCGCAGGGATCCGTCTTCGGGTGCGATGTGGTTCATCCACAGCTCCGAGAGGACCACCGCGCCTTGCGAATAGCCCGCCATTGCGGTCCCGTGGGTTTCGATGCGTTCGCGCCACCGGTTGGCCTGGTTGTGCGCCTCGGTGATTCCTGCGGTGATGGATCGGCCCATCGGGAACGGTGCGGCGGGGTATCCGATGGGTTGCCACAGGTATTGGTCTTCGACGGCGCGTGCGGTGTCGGCGTCGGGGCCGACCCACCAGGGCACGCCGGTGCCGCACACGGTGAACAGGACTGGCCGGGTGTCGATGACGGGCCGGGATAGATACCCCATGACGTACTTGGTTTCGGCGTTGATAATCCCGGGGATGTAGAGCCCGTCGCGCAGCTGCCCAGCCGTGTTGTACCGGGATTGCATCTCGGCGACGACCGCGGTCATGGCCTCGTCGTAGAACTCGGTGTCGGCCAGCGTCGCGGCGTAGGAGAACTTGCGCCGCATGAACGCTTTGATCTTGCGGATCTCGTCGGATCTGTCCCCTGGTCCGAGGCCGACGTATTGGCCGTCGATGCGCATCAGTGGCCCAACAGTTCTGCTACCGCGTCCACGAGGGTTTTTCCGCCGAGCTGCGGCCAGCCAGTGAGGTTGTATCCGCGCAGTTGCCGCAGAATCTCGACGAGGATTTCGCGGTCGGTCCAGTCGTCCGGGAAGCGTTTCACCTTGGGCGGTTCAGGCTCGGTCTTGCCACCGTTGGCCCAGTGGTTGACCCGTTCGGCGAAGTAGTCCCACGGGAACCAGTCTCCGACGTCGGTGTGAGTGCCCCACTTGAACACGTCGGTCACCCACCGGTGGTCCGAGATGCCAGGTCGCCCATTCGTATACGGCGGTGGCACCACGAGCGGGGTGAAGCCGTACTTCTTCGCGTCCTGCACCGCGAGGTATGCTGCGACGTCGATTGCGTTGGACTGCTTCATCCACTGATCCCGCATCCAGGATGCTCGCGACCCCGCGAAGCACAGGTTGATGCTGATGCTGTTGGCGTTGCCCACAGACCAGGCGGCGCGGTCAGTGTCGACGCAATCGACCACCGTCACACCACCATCGGACGCTTGGGAGATCGTGTAGTGGTACGAGACGCCGTTGCCGTTCTGGAACCACTTCGCCAGGTTCTCGGCGGCAGCGTCCCCGCCGCCGCCTTCTTGGGTGTGGATCAGGAACATGGTGGGCTTGCCGCTGCGGGCGCTGTTGTTGTTCGACCAGATCGGAAACTCGTTGAAGTCGGGGCGTGGTTCGTCGGGCACGGCGGTACCTCCATCGGCGGGCCAGTACTTGTCGAGGTATGGGGTGACGGTGGTGATGCGTGACTTGATTTCGGTGAGGTAGGCGCGGCGGCCGTTGGCGTACCAGTAGTCAGCGCTGGGCCAGTTGGGGGCCTGCTGCATCCAGCAGATGTTCAGCCATATATCGGTGCTGGCACCGGGTTTGGCGCGCCACACGTCGAGCTTGTCGAAGAAGCCTTTGATTTGGGCTGCGGCACCGTCGAAGCGGTGTGGGTAGGAGCCGTCCTGCTGGGCAATGCCGTAGGTGGTGTGGGTCGGGTCCCAGATGGTGTCGTTCCAGCCGGACTCTTGGTAGAAGGTGGACATGATCGCCAGGCATTCGCTGCGGGTGTAGCCGCGCGCCTTGGCTTCGGCGATGGTGATTTGGGCGACTTGATCTTTCGTGGTCACCGTTTGCTCCCGAGGATTCCGCCGAGGACGGGGATGGAGCGCAGCGCGCCGTCGATGATGTCCATGACTTGCGCTGGCAGGTTGGTCAGGTCGGGGAGTTTCGCGACGATCTGGTCGTCCAAGTTGGACAGGTCGGGCAGGTTCTCGGTGATCCTGTCGGCGATGCGGTCGGCGATCCTGTCGGCGAGTGGTCCGAGCAGTTTGAGCAGGATGATTCCGAGACGGTCCATGTCCGGGGTTCCTTTCGGGCATAGAAAAACCCCGCGCACCCAAGTGGGTGGCGGGGCTTTTTCTGGGGTGGGTTTAGAAGTAGAACAGGGTGTCGCGTTCGATGAAGAAGTCGATGGCGGGGTTGCCTGTGGCGAACATCCAGGACAGGACACTGGTGAGTGCGATGCCTCCGAGGAGTCCGGTTCCGAGAGCCCCGGCTATGCGTTTCACAGTGCACCTGCTTGGCAGGGGCTTGGTCACGGCAGCCTCCTGACCGTGACGCGGGACGTGTCGATCAGGTGCCTGCGACCTTGGTCGTCAGCGACAGTCAGGACGGTTCCTGTGGTGAAGAGGACTGTTGCGTTCCAGCCGGCGGGGCCGCGGGATTGAACGTGGATCTTCATGGCGGGTCACCAGGTGTCGGTGGTTTCGACGTGGTGGCGGCCGCCGCCGCAGTGGCGCACGCACTTGTAGATGTGTTTGGTGCCGTCCATCTTGGGTGTGCCGTCGGCGTGGGTGGCGTATGTCCAGTCGGCTCCTGCGCCGCCGCTGCCGGTGGCGCATGCGTGCTTGTAGATCTGCCCGTGGCCGGTGCCGTGATTCGCGCAGTGGGCGGGTGCGGCATCAGCGACTGCGGGTATTCCGAGGGCGAGTGCGGCGATTGCGAAGACAGTCGCGGTGGTGGTGCGTAGCATTGGTGGGCCTCCTGTTGGGGGTGGGCCGTCCGGCGGGGTTGGTTTCTCAGGCCTTTCGCCCCGCCGGGCGGTGTCTCAAGTTGATGCGAACTACTGTATAGCCCCTACACACCGTCTGTCAACTGCGTATAACGTGCTACACTTTTTCCCGTGAGCATCGCTGATCAACTAGCCGAAAACCGCGACAAGCGGCAGAAGGCTGCCGCAGAAACGAGCGCATTGACCAGTGAGATGCACGACCTCGTGAAAGCTGCCTACGACGCCGGCATGCCCGCCCCCGAGATCGCCCGGAAGGCGGGCATCACCCGAGGCCGGGTCTATCAGATCATCCGCACATCCACGCGATCGTGAACACCGGCGACGGTGTACCCCACCACCCCCGCTGTCTACGACAGAGTGAAAATTGGGCTAGGCGTGCCGTCCGAATCTATGGTCAGGGTATTGCCGGCGGAAACGCTCACGTCCTGACCGCCGCCCGTCGTGTCCAGGGTGACGTAAGCCAGTACGTTGCCGGATGTTTCGTACAAGACCGCGGTGCGTGCGGTGATGCCGGACCCGGATGCGGTCCACACCGGGTTCGTCGCGAACGACACCGCCACGCTCGTGGTTCCCGTCAGGGTCAAGGTGACCGCTACACCACCAGTGGTGTAACCGTCGCCGTTCGCGACTTCATCGGTCACACCAGCCCATGTGGTGGTGGTGGATCCGATGTTGGACGAGCTGGTGACGAGTGCGACTTTGAAGGTGTCGGAGTCGAGGTCGAACGTGCCGTCGAGCAGCATCTTGCGGGCTGCTGCGGGGAGCGTCCAGGTGCCTGCCGCCATGGGGGTTTCCTTTCAAATGACAAAGCCCACCAGGATTTCTGGTGGGATTCGAGGTGGGTTTGGGTTTAGGTGAGTGGGACGTTGATGATTGCCCACGCCTGGTTCACAGCAGCTGTTGATGATGTGGACCCAGATGTGGTGGTGGTGTTGATGGCTAGTGAGGTTGCGCTTGATGCTGCGTGCCATCGGTTGGTGACGCCGCTGAATGAGGTGAAGTCGCCGACTGATCCTCCGCCTGATCCTGCGGATACTGCTTGCAGGACGATGCCGTTGGAGGGGACGGTGACTGATTGTGTTGCGACGGTGCCGGTTCCGTATGTGGTGACTGGGGTTCCGACGGTTCCGACGTTGGTGAATGAGATGGCGTTGAGGTAGTACCAGGCGGTTCCTGCGGAGGTGATCGCGAGGCTTTTCGCTGCACCTGTTCCGGCGCCGGCGAGCCTGTAGATGGAGAGGGCGCCGTTGGCGGTGGTGTTGTTGTGTGGGATGGAGGCGACGAGGGTCATTGCGACGCCGCCGTAGGTGATGGCGCTGACGCCGCCTCCAGAGCGGTCCCAGTTGACTATGGCGAATACGTCTGCGCCGGTGGTGGCGGTGAAGTTGATGGATGGGTTGCCTGCTGCGACGACGCCGGTGCCGATGGTTTGGTATGCGGCGGGTGCTTTGGTGGTGACGGTTGGTGTGCCGCCGGTGATGGTGAGTGTGGTGGTTGTGGGGGTGAGTTGGGTGTGTTGGGTGACTGCTGGTTGGCCGCCGGTGATGGTGAGGTTGACTGATCCTGGTGTGAGGTTGCGGGCTTGGGTGATGGTGGGGGTGCCGCCGGTGATCGACAGTGTGGCGGCTGACGGTATGGCGACTGGCCCGGAGAGTGGTTGCCCGCCGGTGATGACCAGTTCCGCTGGGGTGGGTTCGACCAGTTTGTGTTCGGTGGCGATAACAGTGGGGGTTCCACCAGTCACCCCCACCACAGCGGGGGTGGGGGTGGTGATGGTTTCCACGATCCAACCGGGCATCATGCACCCCCATCAGGAAGATTGGACCACTCGATTTTGTTGTAGCCGTCACCGCCGCTGCCTGCGTTTGATCCGCCCGCGATTGTGCTTCCGGCGGCCCCTCCGCCGCCGTTCCCCGCGGGGCCGGAGCTGGTTCCGTTGCTGCCGCTGCTGATGCTGTTGTCGTTGGACAGGAGGCCTCCAGCACCCCGACCGCCAGCGCCTGAACCGTCCGTCCGGCTTTGCCCGCTAGTCGGGTTACTACCGCCGTTGCCGCCTTTGCCACCTGTATAGCCCGTTGCGGATACGCCGGAGATGCTGGTTGTACCGCCGGCCCCGCCGCTTCCGCTGGCCGACGAGCTAGTACCCCTCACACCCGCTGCCCCTCCGCTAGCCGTCAGGGAAACGCTGCCGGACGAGAACACAGTCGAGCCGCCGGGCGTGCCGTTATTGCCGCCGGACGTGCCTGCCGCCCGCGCCCCACCGGCGCCCCCGAGGCCACGTGTCACGGTGTATGTGTCACCCATCAGCTCGACTGGAACGAACACCCGATCGACGTAGGCACCGCCGCCACCGCCGCCTCCGCCGTAGCGGTAGCCGGAGTTGGATCGCCTGCCTGAGCCGCCGCCGCCGCCGGCACCGCCGAGCGTCACCCATGCGCCCGTAGTGCCCTCGGGCACCGGGGCGTTAGTGCGGTTGACGTTTTCTTCGACGAACGGTTCGAACGCGGCCTTCACCTCAACGGTTGGTGTACCACCGGTGACCGCCAGTGCGGCACCCGCAGGGAAGAGTGCTTCCCCACCCGGGCGGCCACCCGAAATCGACAACGACGCCTTCGTGGGGGTGATGACCTTGTTCGCCACATCCACCACAAGCGCAGGCTGACCACCCGCCACCTTCAAAACCCCAGGCAACGGCTTCGCCTCCACATCCTGCGCAATCACAAGATTGACCGCAATCGACGACCAACGATTCACCGTCGCCGACAACGCCGACACATCACCAGTCTTGATCGTCGTATTCACCGACAACATCGGCGAAATCCCACGAAAATGCGCCCTACGGCGGGCATTCGACGGCAACCCCAAATCCGACGACCCATACGCCGCCGAAAACGCCTGCAACGTAATCCCCCGAGGATTCGACACAGAATGCGAATGCACCGTCCCCATACCATGATTGATCGACGCAGTCGACACCTCATTCACAAGCCCGAACGAAACCCCATAACCGGTGATCCACGTCGTACCACCCGACACCGCCAACGTCTTCGCTACACCCGTCCCCGCACCCGCCAGGCGGTACAAAGCCTGCCCACCATACTGGGCGTCATTGTTGTGATACGCCGTCGCGATACGCGTCATGTCCACACCGCCGTACTTCACAACCGGAATGGCGCCCTGACGATCCCAGTTCACAAACGCGAACACATCCTCACCAGGTTTCGCGGTGAACTGCACCGACGCCGCACCCGAACCAGTGATCGCCGCAGACACACCGCCATAACCAAGGTTCGCCGGCGCAACCCCGAACACCCGCGGATCCGCAGGCACCGAACACGCCACATACTCCTTCTCAGGCATCGACCCCGGCACCAAATGCTTGGCGATCTCGGGGAACATGCGCGACCACGTCGCCACACCCGCCCCATCATTGCCTGCGGTCTGCGAATTCTCCGCAATGCAAATCACAGCACCCGTCTCGGGGTGCCACATCGGCGAACACTCATAGCCCGGCCACGAACCAGCATGGCCCTTCCAGTCGCCGTAGTCGTACATCCCCAGCCCGTAACCCACCTGCTTCGGGGCGAACGAGCTGCCCATCGGGATCGGGCAATACGTGTTCATCCACACGTCATAGGTCTCAGGCGACAGGATCTTGTTGTCCCGCATCGCCTCAACCCACTTGTGCATGTCATTGATCGTGGTGACGATGCAGCCGGCCGCCCACGCATACGACGGGTGAATACCGGTCGTGTTCGCCGTCGCTGCCTGCCCACCGCCACCGAACCCCGGCGCGTACGGTTCAGGCATCTTCGGGGTGTTCGGCCACGACGTTTCCGTCAACCCCAACGGTTCGAAGATGTCCTCGATCACGATGTCACGAATGTTGCGGCCACTCACCGCCTGCGCCACCAAACCGGCCATCACATAGTTGGCGTTGGTGTAATAAAAGTCGGTGCCCGGTTCGAACATCAACGGGTGGCCCTTCGCGATCGCGAAGTGAGCGTCCTCGTTGAACTCCATGCCGGGGAACAACACCAGCCGAAGCAGCATGTTGAGGTCTTTTTGTTCATCGAAGATGCCGGACCGCATCATCAGCAGATGCTTCACCTTGATCTTGTTGGCGCGGTCGACGTCGCTGAACTTGTACTTCGGGGTGTCGAACTGGTCCAAAGTGTCCTCCAGGGACAACAGGCCCTGATCGACACACCGCAACACCGCCGCCGCCACATACGGTTTCGTCGCCGAACCCGTGCGGAAATGATCATCCACCGAGATAGGCCGCGACTTCGCATAGTCCCGCCACCCCATCGACCCCATGTAGTGGCCCTTGGGGCTGGTGATCTTCCAAATCACACCCGGACCCGCGCCAGCAGCCATCGCATCAGCGATGATCTGATCGACCACAGCCTTATCAGCAGGATCCATCTCAGACTCAGCCGTGAACGCGTCAGTCGACACCTCCGTGACCGGGCCAGGATCAGAAATGTTCCCGGCCTGATCGATCGTGCGGGTGTACACCCGATACGGGGTGCCTGAAGACCTACCAGTCCAATCGAAATCCTGGTCAATCGGAACCGGCAACTCGTTGATCTTCAGATTCGTATCGGCGTCATACACGTTGTATGAGACGATCATTCGTCGATGCTCCCCACTGGTCGAACGGTGATCACCGAGAACGACGTGCGCACAACCTCAGTGGTCGGCGGCGTCGGCGGCGTCGTATCAACCGGCTCCGGGGTAGGCGCATCCACCGCACGGCGGTAAAACTTCACCCAGCCACCACCAGGAGCACCAGGACCACCATGGTTGAGGAACCGGTCACCACCGTTGCCGCCACCACCGGGGGCCACACCACCCCGACCTGGCACCTTCTGATCCCCACCAGCCAAATACGTTTGACCGTTGTACTCGAACGTCCCCGCGCCACGACCGACCGGTTTACCGATCAGACCGAGGGAATCACCACCGGCGCCGCCCTCGCAGCGCAACTCCTTGTCCGAGAACGCGAACACGGTGTCGCCGCCCTTACCGCCCACACCGGTCCCGCCCGCACCGGGCGCGCCGGGGGTGAACTCGATCAGCACATCCTCATCGGGTTCGAAGTCGTCGCCTTCAATGTAGGTTTTGGCGTTCCACTTGCCGGGCGATCCGCCTTCACCGAACTGCGCCAGCGACGCTTGCCGGCCCGCGCCCGAACCGCCAACACCGACCAGGTCCATCGCGTTGGCCCAGCGGGGTTTCGCCATCGTCGTCTGGTTCGTCCCTAAATACACCAGCACAGGATCGTGATGATCCGAACCACTGCCCGTATCCACTGCGGTTTCGATCCACGGCACCTTCGACGACTTCACCACCGCCGACTTCGCGATCGTCTCCACCGGATCATCCGGGTTCGTCGTCTCGTCCCGCACCGCCGCCGCCGACTTCACATTCGCATACGGATGATCTGGAATATCGTCCTCTTCGTCATAGCCACGGATGTAATGCGTGCCAGTTCCAACGATGACCGGTTCAATCTCAAACTCGTCAGCAATCTCACGCGGAAGTGCCTCGTCAAGCTGGTAGTACACCCAGCCGACCGTGTCATCACCAGGCGGCAACAACGACACCAGATTCGGGGAATGATGCACCAAATCCCGCGCCCCGGTCGTCTTGTTGATCTTGCGGACATTCACATAGACCGCGGTGATGTTCGTGGAACCCTTACCGAGCCAGCCGATCACACCCAACGGCTCAGACTTGCCGGCACGGTACGTGATAGCCAGGCACGCGTTCTGGGTGACCGGAAGCCACGTGTTCGCATTCGAATACGGATAGTTCGCATCCCCCGACGGCAACAAACCCTTGTCGACCGGTTTGTTTGTGGAGATCCCCGCCAGCAGCCACGCGAACGCCCCCTGCGCAGCGTTCGACGACACCTGCAGGATCGTGTTGAACAAATCCGGCAAGGTCGCATTGCTGCCGTGCTGACCCACCAAACCACCCACCAGGTGGTCCAGGAACTCTTGGATCGCCTCAGCAATGTTCCCCGCGCCCAACGCACCCAAAATGTTGGCCGGGTTGATGTTCTGCAACGCCTCAACCAAGTCATCGAACGTGTTCAACACTGTTCCGACCGTGCCGCGCAACGCATTCACGATCGTGTCAATGATCAACTGGACACGACCCAGCAGATCCTGCAGCTCCTCCGGGAGGCCATCAATCCACTCACGCTTCAACCGAGTGCTCTGAGACGCCGACGCATCATCAAAATAGAAGGTGCCCGCCGTCGCCGCCTCGGTCAGTAAGAACCGGACCTGCACACCAGTCACACCGGCCGGAACTTCATACACACCGGTCAGCTCATATCCCGGCCAATCCACATCAGCAGTAGTGGGAATGTAGGTCCCCACATCCACCGGCTCATCAACTGTGCTGCCGCGATGCGGAATCACCTGAAGCCGAACCGCAACTCCAGTCCCCGCGTACCCTTCATGCGCAATGAACACCCTCGGCGTGAACGACTGCGCCACCGCGATCACTTCTTCGGTGTGGATCGCCTTCTGTGTTCCGTCAGCTACGACCTTCGCCGCGCCCGAACCGTCACTGCTGCGCGACTTTTCGAGATCGATAAGCCACTGGGTGTTGCTGGTGATCGAGTCTGCAGCGAATGCACCTGCACTGAGCAGGTTTACCGGCTGTGTGCTGCCCAACTGGCCGAACAACTGCGCCAGCAGCGAACGCGGACCGATCAGCAAGTTCAACGGTTCGATGAAAACCCGGGTGACCGTCTCCCACACCTCGGCCGGCTGCACACCGTCGGAGAAGTCGATACCCCCGAAGATCGGCGACAGGATCGAGTTGATCAGGTCAATGATGTCGCCGAGGATGGGGATGTTCAAAGCCCAATCACGCAACTGGTCGAACGACGCCTCACCAGGGATGAACACCCCAGCGACCGCGCGCACCACCCACGCCAAAAACTGCTCGATGAACTGCTCACCAATCTCAAGCAGCTGCTGAACAGTGAACGGACGCTGCCACTGCAACGCCGACTGCTCCGGGTGAATACCCGGCTCAGACGGCACCGCATGAGCCCACTCCGGCAACGGATCAAACGATGACGTCATGAAAGCGGCCAAACCTCAACCGAAAACATCGACGTAGAAGCAGAAGTCGTGTACGTCACCGACCCCGCCTGACGTTCACACCGGAAATAGATCGTCGCCGGTGTACCGGCCGCCACACGGTCAAACCCATCCGATGAGCCCGCCGCAGGTCCCGAAACAAGCGTCAGCCGCTCCGATTGCGCCACACCGGGGCACCGGCCGATCACGTTGCCGCCGGTCTCACCGTTCAACCGGGCCACCAAATCAACCCGAACATCCGCACCCTCACCGGTGACCACCGTGTAACCGGACACGCGGGGCCGCCAATCAAACGGCTGCGCCGGGATCGACACCTGAGCCAAAGTCGAGTTCGCGTTACCCGATGCAGTGTTGTTGATCGACGCCGGAACATACCGGTCCCCCACACGCTGCGCCGCCAGCACAAACCCATCAGCAGTCGAATTCACCACCGGCACCTGACCCGCAACAGGAGAAGGATCAACATCCGTCGGGTCCCACACCGCCTCACCATCCGCGCCCTTCGCGCCGGCGTGCAGCGCCAGGTTCAACCGGTACACACCCGGCGTGGATGTTCCAGGTGGCGTGATCTCAGTGAGCGACGCCTCCGCCGGGGTTGGATCGTCCGGGTCCAGCTCCGTCAGATTCACCGTCGTATCGAACGTGGCCGGCACACCCGGGTCGCCCTTCTCGATCGCGGGCACACCAACACCGATACCGCCCTGCGGACGCAACTGGAGGATCGCCGAACCCGCCGTAGGATCGACAGGAATCTCCACGATCCCCTCAAACAAATAGTGAGTCCCAGCAGGATTCAAGGGCCACGACATAAGGCACGCTCCATTCACATTGGGCGAGTTACAGAAAGAAAGGACGACTGCTGCTTATCCCTGAGGTGACAGCGTGAGGACCGACAACGTTTCAAAAATCCCCGTGATGAACCGCTGATGCTTCGCCAACGGGGCCTCCGACTTGCGTCCATCCCCCAACTGCGCGATCACCTTCCGCTCATCCTGGGAAACCCGCCACATGACGTTTTCGATGTAGTCAGTCACCATTCGGGTACGTGACATGAACACCAGCGACATCAGGCCGCCGCGAAAAACGTCCCGACCCAACGCATACTGGGCACCGTTGCGGAACTGCACCGTCGCCGTCGTCTTGCCCTGCGAATCAAACAAGGCGTTGATGAATGCGAACACCGTTTCGATGTTGTACGGCGCTGATGCTGTCGGATAGAACCGCTCGATCGCCGGATGGTACGGGCCAACTGCGTCACGGCGGTCGTAATGCTGAATCAACTGGAACGCCAGGAAGCTGTTGTTCAGGAACCCCGACAGCAGATCGGACGGTATGCCGGTGAATCCAACAACGATCATCAGCGAGTCGATTAGCCATGCGAAGGTGGCATTCATCAAGTCGTTCAACCACTTTGGGCTACGGCCACCAATAATGTGCTGCCAACCCTCAGGTGTGTGGTCAGTGATCGTGCACGCATCGATGCCGGTGTCCTCACCCGGCTCGGGGGCCACGAAATAGGCGTATGGCTGCTCGAAATCCACACCCAACGCGGGCGCATAGAACACGCCGTCCATGCCGGGAACCTGCTTGATGACAGGTTTGAAGATGTCCCCCAGCGACCCGCCAAGGTCAATCGTGGTGCGCAGCACCGAATCGAGCACGGTTTTCGTCGGACCAGTGATCTGCGACCGGTCCACTGTGGAAAACACGTAGGTAGGCTGGTCCAGGTTCGCCCACCTGTCAGGCTGCGGATCACCTGGAAGCCACAAATCCATGCGGGTATCCACACCGTACGACTGGGTAACGTCCTTGATGACGGCCTGAACGGTTTCCATCCGCACTGTGCGAGCCACCATCGGCGACGTGTCCAGCAGTGGATTGGTGCGTGACACATACACCGGGGTTCGCAGCATGCGGGTGAACGCCTGGACCGACAGCCCGTCCCGCGACAGGGCTTGCAACACGGTGCCGAACCATGCCCGGATATCCGGGTTTAACGACAGGCCGTTGTTGATGAACTCCAGCCACCCGGACTGCAACCGCAGAGCGCATTCTGCGACCATGTTCTCCACGACGGTTTGCAGCGCCCACACGAAGATCGCGTGCGAGAACGGCTGTGCCTGAATCGGCAGCCACCACGACGGCCAAATCACGTAGTAATTGAGGATGTCGCGGATACCGCGCAGTTCAGCGGTGCCGGTCCATGCGCTGTCGCGGTACTCGTAGGTGTGGTTCTTCGTGTAGAACGCATACCGCAAACCGGCTGTCTCGACGATGACACCGACCATCGTCTTTTTGCAGTCCATGAACAAAGGGATGAGAGGGCTGTTCCCTTTGAGGACGATCCGGCCGGTTTCAACATCGTTGCGCGGGTCAGCACCCGACGCCTCGATCAGGTCGCCACCGACAGCGCCCATCGGCTGCCAAAACTTGTCGCACACCGTGAACCGGAACGACGTGTCTACCTTCGATTTGCGTTCTGTCAACGCCCGCGCGGTTCGTGCGATCCTGTTGGGGTCGCCGGACTGGAGGGCGGATTGCCATGCGGCTGTTTCGCGTTCAAACTTCGACAACTGTCATCCCCTCCTTTCCTGGTTCACAGGCGCCCACAAATTCACCCCTCACCGAGGTATCGGCCGGGGCTTGCCACTCCAGTGGCTACATCGGGTAGCGGCGCAACGGAGTCCCCGAAAGAATCACCTTCGAGTCAGCGTTGCCACCAACAATTTCTGTCTTCACAAAGAACTGCTGCGCCGGTTCGCCAGGTGACTTCGCGGGGATCGCCGCGTTCTCACTGAACCGGCCCGACAGGTACTTATAGAAATTGCCCTGCGGGGGAACAATCCCAAACAGCGACCCAATCTGGTCGGTGAACGCGTTCCGTTCCGAGAAGAACGACAACAACGACTTCACCGCCTGCTGGAAAATGTTCAACTCCTGCGGCGACGGCGGCACCGACGTCAAATCCTGCACCAACGTCGTCTGTGAGCGCGGGTCGGTACGTAGGAACACAATCTGATTGGGCAGCAGCGGACCAAACTCCACATACTCATCCGCGCCGGGACCGTCATACAACCGGAACGTGCCCGGGCCAAACAAGGTCGCATCCCAATACATCGGTTGGTCACCAACATTGACCATCGACACAAACCCAGACTGCGTGACATTCGCATTGTCGCCCGCCGACACTTTCCGCACCGGAGCTGGTGTCGCCTGCGTGATCAACGCGCCACCGGCCTGCATACCAAACCCGATTCCCCGATAATCCGGGCCAAGCTCGCTACCAGTGCCGGTTTCCTTGTGCGACAAGATCGGCAACCCATTGCGCAACACTTTGAACATGCGCGGATCGCCCTCATACCCGGCAACCAGGGTGAACTTCTCCCCAATCAGCGGGGCCACCAGAAGTGGCCGCTGAAACATCACTGTCTGCGAGAAGTTGTTGAACCTCGACAGCTTGATCCAGTTGCCCTGCACCCGCATGCGGATGCCATTACCGTCCCAGTCTCCGTTGCTGTCGCGGCCCATGCGAGCCCACAGGTCGTTCGCCCCACTATCAGGCAGGCTCCACTCTTGGAACCCGCCGAGCACCATCGACACAACCTGATTGTCGGTGTCGGTGTCGAAATCCTTGTACGGCCCGCACACCACCTCGCGGGTATCCGTTGTCAGCGGATCGTCCGGGTCGTCCCGCCACCTCGCCTGGTCACCATTGGCGTAGACGTACCCGCCGCCGTCACCCTCGTAGTACAGCGGCCAGTCCGCGCCGAGGTCCTGCGTGCCCGACGTGTCATAGTTGAACGTGTCGGTCATCGACTCATACTCGAACTGGAAACTCGCCGCGTAGTCGTAGGTACGCCAGAACCCCGAATCGGCCCGCAGGCGCAAACTTTCACGCTGCCGCTTGCCGATCTCCAGCGGTGCTTGCGGCGCGCCCTGGAACCACCTGACCGGCGCCCACCAGTGCCCCATGTCGTGGGTGAGGAAGTTCAACGTCGATTCCTGCTTCGCGTCGATCGACGCGACCAGATCGCGGTAGACCCTGCGCGTCCACTTCGGCGACCGGCCACGGCATTCCACCCCCACCTCAACCTCAATCGGGTCGTAGAGCGCATCAATATTGGTGATTCCGTCCTCGGTGGCGCCCTTCTGGTCGATGTGCTTCCACGGCGGGATCAACCCCTTGAGTGAGGTGAGGTGCACCATCTCCGGGGCTACAACCCGGTCAGGGACCGCCATCCCGCCCATCATGTGGAAAGTGATCGACTCGTCGTAGGCGTCGAGCCACATCATTGGCTTTTCACCCTTGGCGAGGTCATACCATCCGTGCGGGGTTACACCAGTGGCGGGGTAATGCTTCTTAGCCATTTACCCTCCCGGCATGACGTACTGGTTTTGCAGGTGATACGCGATGTCGCGGCCTGTTCCGTCTTCGGTGGCGCGCTGGTTGTTGACCGTGATGTTCGTGTCGCCACCCTGGTTGACTTGGGTTTGACCCTGGCCTGTGGCCTGTGGGTCGATGTCCTTGCGCTGCTGGGATGCTTGTCCGGCCAGGTTCGGCAACGCCGGGGCCGCACCAGCAATCCCCCCGGCAATGCGGGTGATCCAGTTGTTGTTCGCCAAATCCGAACCACCCGTAGGCAAGAACGTTTCCATCAACCCTTGGGCGCCGATCGCGGCGACTTGACCGCCGTACTCGATGGCACGGTTGATCAGCTTCACCCCAGTCTGCGCGGCCTGACCCGCACCCGGGGCCATCGCGTCCAGCGCCATACCACCGGCCTGCACCGCCATGCCAAGCGCACCACCACCGTCCATGCCGATACCACCGGAACCGGACCCGGCATACGGTGCGACGTTCGCCCCGATGTTGGTGGTGTTCGTCGGCCCGCCAGTGAACAGTCCTTGCGGTGCGCCAGCGGCCATCGGGCCGCCACCGCCGCCCGTGGTGGGCAGCGGGGCAGGATTCGTCGCCCACGCACCCGACGACACCGGAGCCGGCGGGTTATTCAACGCAGGGTTGGTGTTCTGCGGGCTGTACAACCCCGGCGCGCTAGCAGTCGCCGCTGACCCGCCAGGAACCGACGTCACCGGACGGTAATACCGCGACGTCAACGATGGATCGTCAGCACCCTGCGACCCTCCGAGCCCCCGCTGAGCTGCGGCAGAATCGCTACCCCAGTTAAACGGCGTCCCGCCAGGCAGCGTCGCCTGCATGTGACCACTGTTGAACGCGACCCGGAAGTCTCCAGGCCCACCCGACCCCGGCACAAACCCTCGGGACTGCAACCACTGATCAGCGTTATGTGTGGAAAGTGACCTACCCTCGGTGGACCTGCCATCGAGAATGTTGACCAGATCCTCAACAGCGCTGGAACAGTCGCCCAATCCTTTTGTGAGGTCGGCTGCTTGGACTTGCGCGTACCGGCCCGCCGGAACGTTGGCGAGTAGCGCCGCGTCACCGGGATAGGCACCGATCGGCGTCATGGACACACCGGTCGCACCGGCGGACGGGTAGGAGCCCCGGTCATACTGGTTGTTCTGGTACTGCGGCCCGAACACACCCTGCGCGCCGAGCACACCCATCAACCCGTGCCCGCCCTGAGTAGGGTTATAGGCCGAAATGGCCTGCAACTGCCCCAACAACGGTGCCGCAGCGAGGTTCGCCACGAACTTCGTGATGTTCTCCGCGATCCCCGCCAAACCCTTCGAGATACCGAAATCCTGATCAAGCTGGGCACCGATCTGCCCCAAATCCTTGACATGCTTGTCGGTTTGCTTCGTCAGCTTCTCGTACTGATTCGCGCGGGCATCACTCATGCGCATCTCGGCGGCCTGAAGGTCGCGTTCAGCTTCGATCACATCGTTGCGGGCCTTGAGTCGGTCCTGCTCGGTGGCTTCGGTGGACTGCTCCAGCTGGGCGGCGCGGGCACGCTTCTCCGCCAGTTTGTGACGCGCATCCAGATACGACGACTCAGCGGAGAACACGGCCGCGTCGGGTGGCATACCAGCAATCCCCGGCGGCAACGTCGTGTCATACGGCAACACAGGCGCATCCGGCAGCTTCGGGCCAGAACCACTACCACCATCAGCAGCCCCCACCGCGCCCGGGAACAGATCAGCCAACGGGCCATCCGCGGGTGCCCCATCCGAACCAGGCGCGCCGCCACCACGACGCCCGCGGCGATCCTCCACGGAAACATCCAATGGAACCTGACCGGGAAGGTTACCGAACGGGGACGCTGGACCGTTCGAGTTCGTACCCACAAGCCCTGGAATCGGAATGCCGCCAACCGTTGGCGTGCCAGGTCCAGACCCGCCGCCGAGCTGAGGAAGCGGAGACGGCTGCGGATCAACCCCCGTGCCGCCCTGAATGTTGCGGTCCCACCACTCACGGGCACTGCGACCCAACTGATCCGGCGTATTCGTATGATTCCAGCTATCCGCACCTGGAATCGCGTCCTGAATGGCCTGTTCAATCTCAGGGCCGTTCTGCGCAACCAGGAACGCCAGCCACGCTGGGACCGCCACACGCGACAACGCGGCAGAGATTCCCTTAGCCGACTTATCGGCCGTCGCGGGAAGACCGGCCAATGTCGTGCTCACCGTTGAGAGAGATTGCGTCAGCGCCGTGATGCCAGCTATGGACTTCCACGCCACGAACGCGGTCACCACGTCCCCAACGCTGATACCGATCCGGTCGAGCATTTCGACTACGCTCGACAGCGCATCCCACAAATCCTGCGCAGTCTCAGCAGCTTCCTCGAAGGTGCGCTTGATGTCGTCCTTGTGCGCGACGATCCACGCGTTCAGGTCATCCAGCTTGTCGGTCACATTGTTGATCGACTTGGCAAGCGCGCCAGGACCCTCCGTCGTGTCCAGCGGGTCACCGAACAACGCCGAAATGAAGTTCGCCCCAACACGCCCCACAGCGGCATTCATGTTCGACAAGGCGCCGTCAACAGTGTCGGCCAGCTTCTTCGACATGCCACCGAACTGGCCCTCAATCGCCTGCACAAGCATGCCGAACGAAATCGTGCCGTCCTTCGACATCTTCTGAATCTCAGCGCTCGTCAGGCCGAACTCTTTCTGCAACGCCGCCTGAACATTGATGCCACGCTCATTGAGCTGCAACATCTCTTCAGCCTGCAGCTTGCCCTTGTTGAACACCTGGTTGAAGATGACGGCCAGGTCGCCGAACTTCTGCCCAGATGCACCCGCCGCGTCCGCGATCGCCGTCAACGCCGCCTGCAACGGGCGACCCTGCTTCACCCCACCAGCAAGGAACTGAGTAGCCGCCTTCGCCGCCTCGTCCAACGCAATCGGAGTGCCAACGACGACCTCGTTGATATCCGACATGATCGTCTTGACCTGCTCGGCGCTGTTCCCCATCGCGGCAAGACGGTGCGATGTCGCATCAAGAGACTTGTACCGATCAAACCCCTTGAACAGGGCAACACCGGCGGCGCCGATAATGCCCGTCGCGGCCGCCGTGAACGCCGTGCCCAACGCACGACCAGCCAACGCGCCAGCCTTCGACGCCGCACCCTCATACCCCGACAGGGCAGCCGAAAACCGGCCCGCCACAGGCAACGACGACACCAAAGACGAACCAAACGACGAACCAAACCCCCGGCCCGCCGACACACCATGCGACGAAAAACCATCAACAATACGAGAACCGGCCTGACGCGTCGCACGATCAACCTCACGCGACAACTGCTCACCAGCATTACGCCCCGCAGCCGCAGCCTCCCGGCCCACATTCTCACCGATCGCACGACCAGCAGACGACCCCGCGCGCGCCCCAGCCGCCTCCATCTCACGCTCAATGTTCTTCGCCGCCACCGCAGCAGCACGCTCATCAAGACGGGAAATAATGTCCACGTAGATAGGCATCAGACACTCACCTCCCCGTCACCAGCCGAACAGATCGGCCTCAACCTCACGCTGCAACTCATGCGCCTCAACCGACGCACGCGCCTTCTCCAGCCGATCAACCGGATCCTCAAACGCAAACGGCTCATACACAGCCTTACGACTCTTCGACGCATGAAACGACGCTCGAAACCTGGCGATCTCGTTATACGTCTCCGCCGCGATCAACTCCGGCTCAGACCAACGCCCACCACGAACAGCCCGCGCCACCGCACCATCAACAGGAGCGAAATCCACATACAACTCCCGAACGCGCTCCTCAGCGTTGTCCACGAACCGCACCCCGAACAGGTCCAGCAACTCCAAACTGGACAGCCTGCCCTGATGCCAATCCGCAACACTCAACCCGAAGAAACGCCGCAGATCACTCGCTATCTGCCTCGGATACAGTCTCCAAAACCACTGGGCCTCCATCACTTTTCGAGTCGGACTCAGCTCGCTCCGCGATTGTGAAGCCCTGCTCGGTCCACGCCCGCCACACATCACGGGCACCAGCGGGACGCCCGTTGATTTTCTTCGACCGCAACACCTCGTAGGTGTCCATGCCCAGCACGACCTGAACGATCCGCACTTCACGCGGCGGCGACACACGCTTACCGTCCTTGTAGTACGGGGGGCCTTTCACCGCGCCGGGGCGGGTCTCCGCCGGCAACACCATCTCGTTGCCGTCTCGGTCCTTAACTGTCTGCTCCGGGATGTACAGGTCAGGTTCCCGGTCGTAAGTTTCGATCTCTTCGAGGTACGCCTCGTAAGCTTCCAGAGCGTCGTCGTCGAGCATCCGAAGATTCGGGTGAGGCGGGATCGACATCGTAGTTCCGTCGTCGAACCGAAGGACACGATCAGCGAACGGGGAATCGAACTCGGTGGCCTGCTCACGGGCCGCGGCGCCATTGTTGGTGGGCTTCGAAGTAGTCATGAGAATTTGGGGCTTCCTTTCACGCAATCACGGGGCTGAAAGACGGGGCTGAGGAGAGGGGGCCTGCCGGGTGGGGCCAGCCCCGGACGCACCATGCGGCGCGCCACAAACACCCACCCGGCAGGGGCTTTTCTGGCTAGCTGCCGTCCGAGTACTGCTCAGCCCATCCGGGGCCACCCATCCACACGTAGAAGTAGCCGGGAACCAGGGCAATCGTCCCAGCCGGATCGGGCCGCATGAAGTACTCGTTCGGCAGCACCTTGTACGTCAGGTCCGCCGTATCAGGATCGGTCTTCGACCGCTGCTTGGACGCCTGGTCGTCCAGCTTGACCGCCGGATAACCCTCAGCGCGGTAAATGAACCCGCCCGAGGTGCGGCGCGCATACAGCAGCAGCAGCTGGTACTCCGCCGAGTCAGCGTCCAGCAGCGGACCCTCACCGTAGTCAGGGGTACCGGGAAGCGCGACCAGCGGATTACCGGCGTTGTCGCACAACGGAAGTTCCGACTCCAGCCGGTGAATCAGCGGATCGGCCGTACCGAGCGCCACGAACCGCACCGAATACGACTTCTCCGTCACCTCAGAATCGACCGGGAACTTCGACTGCAACACCATCAAATCGTCAGAGGTGACGTCCGGTTCACGTTCCGCACCGCCATCCTCAGGGTTGCAGCCGATGTGCCACCAGCCCTCATTCGGGTCGGTGTTGTACTCGTACTTGCCGTTCACCTTCCGGCGGATGAAAAGGTCGTCACGAATCTTTCCGTCCTGCGCGAACGGAGACCACTTCACCGTCACGCAATCATCCTCGAACGGCGACATGTCCGTCGCGGCACCGCGGTTGTCACGAATGAACACCGCCTGCAAACCGCCACGCTCGATGAACGGCTTGTGAATGTCAGTGAATCCGCCGGCGCTCCAATCGGTGCCGGTCATTGGCTGCGTCATAGGACGCTCCTCTCAATCATGATGGGGGGACCGGATTGCAAAAAGAACTCCGGCGAAACAAAAAAGACCCAAGCCCCAGAAATCGGGGCGAGAGTCTTTATTTCTTTGGTTGTTTTCGGGCTGAAACTCAGGACAGGTACGGCAGGCCGACCTCGTATCGGCCCACGTACCGAACAACATGCGGATCGTCGCTGTACTCAACAGGAATCGGAGCCATCAACGACCGGCAATAATCAATCGTCACCAGCACACCACCCGGAAGGGTGATCAACGTCAACGGATTCAACGCCATCTCAACCATCCGTTGATGCGTCAAACCGGCCTCCACGTCGGCGGCAGCATCACCAGCGGCGAACGTGTGCACAGACACAACCGCCACATCCTGCGCAACCTCAGGCGCATCCACACCGTCAACACGACGCACAACCCGGTGCGGCAACGGATCATTCGCCACCCTGCGCGTCGAAACCTTCCCCAGCGGAGAAAGCCACTCCACCAGCACGCGGTGAATACTCGGAGCGCTATCGATCGCCATAAGCGGTGCCGCCGAACTGCTTAGCCGTCTTCTGGGCCGGCGCATACTCGTCGTTGTGCACCGACCCAAACTCCACAAGGTGTGCCTGCGGATCGGTAGCGCCCACCTTGCCGCGACCCTTGTTCGTGGAACGTTCCGTCACCTGAACCGAATCGCGGTAATCGCCCGACGAAACCGGAGAGTTCTGCTTCCACGCGGCGGCAACCTCGTCCATAAACTCGTTGACACCTCGATTCACCTCAGGCAGCTTGTCGAAGTCGTCGAGCCTGATACCGAACTTCGCCAGCGGATTCTTCTTTGTAGGGCCACTCGCCACAGCTAAGCCGCCTTTCGTAACTCGGCAACCAGACCAGGCGCCCAGCCGTGAAACCCCAAAGTCCAGTCCCGCACCGCGACAACATCGAACACGTCCGCGCCGAACTCGACACGATCCTTCACCGCCACTGGCGAACCCACCGGCAAATACAGGTCCACATCGACAACTTCCGTTTCGGTCATCGTCGCCGAACCAACCACCTGAACATGCGGTGCCAGCTGGATCGCACCCACCGGAACACCAGGCCCGAACACCGGGATTGTGTTCCCCAGCCCATCCGAATCATCACCCACGTGCGGGTAGTGCGTCACAGTGAACGAAACGGGGAACGTCACAGCCGATGCACCGTGATAGTCGGGATGGGATGCGCGAACCGGCGAACCTCGGCAAGCTCATCGGCCGTGAACAATGAGGTGCTTGAGACCCACTCTGCGTTGCGCTGAGTGAACGGACCAGCCGTGAATGATACGGCTTGCGACTGCATGGAACCGGGCTTCACTGTCAGATGTCGCGCAACCACGGACGCGACGAGCGCCGTGACGGCTTCCGGCGCGCCGCCGCCGACGTACTCAACCACAACGACCGTTCCGGTTACCAGTGGGCGCCCATTCTCGGATACGTCCACATAGTCACCATCCTGAGTGAAATCCACAGCAGCGCCGTCGATACCCTCAACGCTGCGGACCTCGACCACGAGGCCGGGAAGCCACACCCTGCCGTTGACCACGTTCGCCCGCACACGGGTGACGCCATCGGTGAACACTCGACCCGACGCGCGCTGGAACGCATCACTGACACGCTCCAGCAGCGCGCCGGCCCGGTCTGACTGCTCATCAGTGAGGTCCGCGGCGCTGGACAGCCCCAGCGCCGCGGCAACATCATCGGCAGTAGCGAGCACTAGCTGCCCGTCTTGTTGAAGACGACCACGCCAGTGGGGCGGACAACCTTGCCGCCGTACACATGCAGAGCACGGATACGGTCAGAGAAGCTGTCCTGATCCCGCAGAGCCTCAACGGTGTCGATCTGCGACACATACGCCGCCGCCGACGGATGGAACGCGACGAACTGCTCATCGTCGGTGTCCCGCAGGTTGTTCGACTCCACGATCCGGGCGCCCAAGAGGTTCCCGATGGTGCCCGCGCGCAGACCAGCAGCGTCGCCGGAGGTGTCCGCACTGGTCAGCTTCGACCCGGACGACCGCAGCCAGAACGCCATCTCCGCGTTCACGACAACGACACGCCCCACGTTCGGGACGTTCGCCTTCGTCAGCTCCTTGAGCGCCGTGGCGATCAGGTCGAACGCGTCATCAGCGTCCGTAGGTGCCGAACCGCTCAGCGCGGTTCCGTTGTCCACCAGAAGATCGGCGATGAACTTGTCGGTGTCGGTGGCCAGGGCCGTGGCGCCCGCCCGGGTGTATGCCTCCAGCGAACCAGCGACCTGAACCCGGTCGATGTCATCGACCAGGAAGTCGATCGACTTCTCCTGGTCAATGAGCAGATCGACGCCGGTGTCAGAAATGGCGTCCGCCGAGGTCTGCCGGCCAGCGGCCTTGTAGTCCTTGACGGTAGGTGCCACCACGCCAGCGATGTGCACCACGTTGCCCTTGCTTGCAGTGCCTTCGTACTCGCGGTTGACGAGGTTGGCGAAAACGGTCTGGGCGGTCCACTCCTCCAGGAGCATGTCCGACCAGAGTTCAGGAATGAAGTTGTTGAAAGCCATTTTTGGCTCCCTTCTGTGTTAGTGGAGTTCTCCACGTAGATAGCTGTCAAGTCGGCCCTCTTCGCGCGCCTTCTTTCGCTCGGCAGGCGGCAGCGCCGCGTACTCAGCCGGGGTGAGAGGCTTCGGGCCTTCAACCTTCTTGTCTGATGTGACTTCCGACGTCGGCACGGCCGACGATGCCGTTTTGGCCTTCAGCGCTTCTTCGATCCGCTTGTTGACGAATTCGTTCCACCGGTCGGCGGATTCGCGCATCTCTTCCTCGGTATCGCCATGAATGAACTCAGGATCGACTTTCGTTTCGCGCGCCACATCACTTCGGATGCGTTCACGCTCAGCCGTCTCGAACTTTCGTGCCAGTTCTTCGATCCGGGCCAGCGGGTCGTCGCCGATCTTTTCCTGCGACTCCCGCCACTTCTTGGCGTCCGCGAAGTTCTCCTTGGCTTGCGCCTCGTTCTTGCGGGCCATTTTCTTCCAGAACTCGACCGTCTCAGTTGGTTTCGGAGCTTGCGTGGGCTCCTCAACCGTGGCGGTTGCGTCCTGGTCGCCTGCCGGTTCCACTGGCTCCGTTACGGCGCTGTGTTCCGACGTTTCTGCTGTCACATCATCAGACATGAGGGTTTGTTTCCTTTGCGGATGGGTTTTCTTTGTGACATGCCCGTTACGGGCCATGTGTGCGTTATCCAGACCGCCGGGGTCAGCGCTGGATGCTTCTGGGGCCTGAGAACTTCTGGTCACGCCATGCGAGGACGGGCCCAACCTCGCCGTGCTCCCGAGTGACGATCAACTTTCGGTAGTCAACGGCGCGTCCGCCGCGATCCGCGATACTCGCGAACGCCTTCACCTGGTCATGCGTCTCGTTGAGAAGCTCCGTGCTGATCGTGTCGAAGTCCATCCCCGGCGGGATCACGTCAATATCGCAATCACAGCCCGGATGAATGGGCATCAACGAGTTTTTGCGGTACCGCATGGTTGATGCGATGACACACAGCGCGCAGTTCTCGCTGCCGGTCAAGACGCGGCGGTAGAACTGGACACCGCTGCGGGCGAACGACGACCTAGCCTGGTGCGTCTTTGCAAGTTGCAGGTCGGTGCCCGCCAGGTTCTCGATACGACGCTGACCGGCCCGGAGTGCCGCTGCGACGCTCTTACCTTCCGACAGTGCCGTACGTGCTGTGATCACAGGTCGCGCGTACACCGTCTCCGACGGCACACCGCGAATCGCGGAAACCTCGACGGCCTGCACCGGTGACTGCTGGGTGACTTCTGCGATGTACACCGAAGTCATGGCCGCCATCGACTCTTGGGCCGCTTGGACAACCGGTGCCACCGAAGATGTCAGCTCTCGCAGTCCACTGTCAGACAGCGTTACCGATGTCCACGCTGCGGACACATATTCGAGCAGTCTGCGCCTCAGTTCAGCGGTCGCAGCCGCATACTCAGCGTGATCCATCTTCCTGGGGACGCTGCACCGAGTTGCCGGCGAACAAAGTTATCCGCTCACGCGCCCTATCCAGATCGTCCTGCTTGATCTGATCGGCGTTGTAGTTCAGGATATTCCGCCGGATAGACGCCCACGACTCGCCGGCCGCCTTAGCCAGAGAGGCGGCAGCATACTTCTCCCCCAGCGTCACACGATCTGGAGATTCGAACGACACATCCACTGTGTCCTCAACGGCCTCGCCCTCAAGCTGCATCGCCTTGACCAAGATGGCCTCCAGGCCGATCTTCGCTATCGAAAGCCGATCCTGACACTTGAACAAGAAGCCCTTCTCAATGTTGTGCGCACCCTCAGCTGACTGGTTCGCGCTGTCCGGCATCAGCATCGGCAACGGAGTCTTGGTCGCCGACGACAGCTGTCGAATATGCTCCTTTATCGCCGACAACATCGGAGTGAAGTCGTTCGTCTGCGATTCCCAGATATCAACCCCAGGGGGCAACTCCCACAACGCTCCCGGCGCGGCCTCAAAGATCGAGGCGTAGTCGATCGCGTTGCCGTTCTCATCGACCTTCGGCAACCCATTTTCCGTCGACTTCAACGCACGCTGACGGAAAGCCTGGATCGCCATCGTGGACAACAACTGAAGCTCAGCCCGGTTGATCCGGTTGATGATGTCAATGTGAGGCTCCACCTCGCCCATGCCATCAGGGTTCTGGTACACCACCACCGGCGGCGGCGAACCGGTCACTACAGCATCACCAACCGGAACCCACGAGTCTGAGATTCGCGTCACCAGCCTGCGCCGGGACGACGACTGCACAAAGCACGGCCGGGCGAACTTTTGCCACCCGTCACCCGACCACACAATCGCAAAATCCGACTCGGCATCGAGGTCCCGCCACCACCGCATAGCGGACCTGATCCGCCACGGCTGCAGCGGGTCAACGCTGACAACCATCGTTTCAGGAGAGTCAGCTGTGATCGTCGCCGTACCGTCATCACGACGCCAGCACGTCAAATACGACTCGCCGAAGTCCAGCCCATACTTGACCCACTGCTTACACACGGAATCCATGCGGTTATCCCGCCAGATGCGCCGTGCACGTAACGCCAAATCACTATCGGCGGAACCACCAACCGTGATGCCATTCGGGATGATCCGGTCAGCAACAGAGTCACGCACCATCAGACCCCAGTTGGTGCGCGCCTCACGCTGAAACGAACGCCACGCCGCAGACGTGTTCCTCGTCAACTCGGGCAGCGGAGCATCCCCATTGGAGTAACGCGACAACAAACGCACCCGCGACATTCCGTCGTCGATACGCTTCGTCAATACCGGGAGCCATTCCGCTGGCGTTGAAGCAGTCAACAGCTGACCCCCTCTCTGTCTCTATGGCGACTAGTAGATCCGTCTAGGCGCAAACACTTTCGGGCGCGGACGCGCACCATCACGACGCGCATCAACACACGCCTCCCACGACAACATCCCCGCCATCGCAGCATCAAACTTGTCGGCCAAACGGCCATCCTGCTTCTGCATCACCCACAGCGGCTGGCCCGTATCGTCCACCAGCTTCAGCTCACGCCGCCCCGCATGACCCATATGCTCAACAAACTTCGGTCGCCACACATTCGCAGCCAGCGCCGCGTCGCCAGTCGCCAACGCATCGGCATAACCCTGCGTCGCAGCAGCCACACGCCTCAAACTGCCGCCGCCGCCAACCGCCCACTCCACAACCCGATCCGGGAAACGACCCGCCCACGCGGCGATCGTCGAATCCCAGCCCCACGGGTCGCAGTACATGCGCCACACCTCAAACCGCGACATCATGTCCACAACGAGCGCTGTCACCTCATGCTCAGGGACTTCCCACTCTTCGACGTTCTCGGGCCGCTCCCAACAGCCCAACAACATCTGGCGTCCCGTCGCAATCTCAGTGACCACGACAGCCGTCGCATCTCTCCACCGCGACCCGTCAAACCCAGCGGTGACGAACGCTCCATCCGGCACCGTCTCATCGCACTGCACTAGGCGCGTCATATCGAACGCCTGAGAGCCAGACTTACGCCACCGATTCAGATAGACCCGCTCCCAGTAAGCGCGGTCAATACCAGTGCGGTCGTAGTCCTTCGCGATCCGCTCAAACTGCCCCGGCCCCCACTCCCCAATAGGGCCAGTGGCATCCGCGACAGCGGCGACACGCTTCTCCACGGTGGACAGATCATCATGCTCATCGCCAGCCCAGCGCCGAAAGAAGAACAGCGACGGGTCCTGCCGCTCACCCCTGGCGATCGACTCCGCCTCGGCAAGCACGTCCTCTTCGATGCTGCCCTGACCAGGCTGCCCAGCAGTCGACGTGTACAACGTCCACGGGTCCTCCATCGGACGCTTCGGCATGTTCTGCAACATCGTCTCGTGCGCGTCACGATGCCTCGGCATAAACAACCGGTGCGGCTCATCGAAATGCTGAAACGTCGTCCGCGCGCCATCGCGAGACCCCGGAGCATTCGACACAGCAACAGCGAACCCATCCTCGCCACCCGAAGGCGACAACCGGACGATCCGCTCCTTGCTGATATCAAACAGATCAACATCGGGGCCGTTCTCCAAGATGTACTTCAGCACACCGAACGCCAGCTCCGACACCTGCTCCTCGGTGACCGCCATCATCGGAATCACCGGCGACCGCACCGGCCGACCCACAGGATTCCCCGCGGCGTCAAAACCGTCACACCGAACCGGCGCCTCTGGATGCAACTCCACACCGCAAATCCACGCCGCGAACTCGGTCTTGGCTACACCCTTCCTGAGTTCGACACCAGCCCGCTCGAACCGCCGACGGCCAGCCAAACGGTGCCCACGCGGATACAACTCATACAGCCGATACACCAGCGCGCGCTTCTCGTCATCGAGACGTGCAGGCTGACCCGACAGCGACCCCGGGCCGAACACCATCCGATCCTCAATAAAGTCGCACACCTGCGGACCCAGCGTCGGAAACGCCAAATCCACGGCCGGCACCTGAAGTACAGCCATCCAAGCTGCCTCGGTCGAACCGCTACGTCACAAGCTTCAGGCGCGGATCATCACCAGGCTCAGACCGGCTCACGGGCGCGGCCTCCGACTTCCGCCGCTTCGACCCCTTCGCCTTCGAATCCTCCGTCGCCTCAATCTGCCACTCCAACCGGCGGCGAGCCAACGGATTCGTCCCATAATCGGTGTCAGCCTTCTCCAGCCGAACCTGAGCCTCCGCCCGCGCCTTCGCGGTATCCGCGGTCCAAAAATCGTTGTACAACATCGCCACACGAAACAGCCCGTTGATATCCGAATCGGTGTACTCCGGCGCCATCGGCGACGCCCAAATGTCATTCCACCAACGCACCGTCAACGGATGCCACACCACACCATCCGGCAACTCAGGAGCGACCACATCATGATCCGCAGACAACGTAGCCCGCGTCGACGACTTATTGCGCCGAGCGCGCACAGAAGGATCTTTAGGTAGGGGTGGCATGACATTCCTCCCATTTCGGGAATCAACAAGGTATCAGCAAAACCGCAGGTCAACCCCATTTCGGGGAAGCCGCGAAACCCCCGGGTTCCGTACAGACCAAAATCTGCA